TGGTGTTGAAAATACTATTATAGGTAGCCAAGCAGGTGATGCTTTAACAGATGGTGACTACAATACAGCTATAGGTAAATCAGCATTAGGAGCAATAACAGGTTCTAATAACAACACAGCTGTAGGACACAATGCTTTAGTAGCTAATACTACAGGTTCTGCTCATGTAGCAGTAGGTTCTGCTGCCTTAGATGCTAACACAACAGGAGACAATAACACTGCTGTAGGGTATTTAAGTATTTCAGCAAATACTACAGGTAGTGCTAATACAGCTGTAGGTCATAACTCTTTAGCAGCAAATACAACAGCTTCTAACAATGCAGCATTTGGTAAGTCAGCATTAGCAGCAAATACTACTGGCTATTCAAACACAGCAGTAGGAAAAAGTGCATTAGCTGCAAACACTACTGGTACTGTAAACACAGCCGTAGGAACAGGAGCTTTAGCAGCAAATACTACAGGTGGTTCAAACACAGCAGTAGGACAAGATGCTTTAGTTGCTAATACTACAGGTGCTAGTAATGTAGCTGTAGGAAGACAAGCATTAGACGCTAATACAACAGGGGATTCAAACATAGGTATTGGTTATGCTGCTTTAGGAGCTAATACTACAGCTTCCAACAATGTTGCTGTAGGTTATCTAGCATTAGATGCCAACACAACAGGTGGGGATAATGTAGCAGTTGGTAGAGATGCTTTAGGAGTTAATACCACAGGAGATAGAAACGTAGCAGTTGGTAATTATGCTTTAGATGCAAACCAAGTTGGTGATAGAAACATAGCTATAGGATATGGTGCATTAAGTACATACAACCCAAGCACCAACGAAGACAGTTACAACATAGGTATTGGTTATGCTGCTCTTACAAACAATTCAACAGGTAAAGAAAATACAGCAATCGGTGGATTAGCAATGGATGCCAATACCACAGGAATAAGAAATACAGCCGTAGGACAAGGTGCATTAGCAGCAAACACTACAGCAGACAGTAATTCAGCATTTGGTAGAAGTGCTTTAGGACAAAATACCACAGGACATGATAATACTTCTGTAGGTAGAGAATCTCTTTATGTAAACACTACAGGTTCTGACAATACAGCAGTAGGAGCTTTTGCTCTTGACGCAAACACTACAGCTAGTGAAAACACAGCTATTGGTAAAAGTGCTATGACAAATAATACTACTGGTGGTCACAACACAGCAGTAGGTTTTTATGCATTAGCAGCAAACACTACAGGAGACTATAATGCAGCATTTGGTTATCAAGCCTTAGATGCTAATACTACAGGAGACTATAACACAGCAATAGGAACGGCATCATTAGGAGCTAATACAACAGCAAGTGAAAACGTAGCAATCGGTTATGCAGCAGGTGCATTAAACACAACAGGTGCAGCTAATGTAGCTATAGGTTATGAAGCATTTGATGTAAATACAACAGGAAACAGAAATGTAGCTATAGGTGCACACGCATTAGACGCAAATACAACAGCTTCCGACAATACAGCCATAGGTAATCATGCTATGGGAGCAAACACTACAGGACAAAGAAATGTTGGAATAGGTAAAGATGCATTAGCTAACAATACTACAGCAAATGATAATGTAGCAATCGGTTATCAGTCTTTAGATGCTTGTACTGGAGGTAATACTAACGTAGCTATAGGAGCACAAGCATTAGGAGCTAATGTTTTAGGGGATAGAAACGTAGCTATAGGGCATGAAGCACTTTTAGTTGCAAATCCTGGTAGTGATACAGATACTTATAACGTAGCTGTTGGCTATCAAGCTGCTGTCAAATTAACTACAGGAATAACCAATACAGCTGTAGGTGGATTAGCACTAGAAGAAAATACTACAGGTAACGGAAACACAGCAGTAGGTTATTTAGCTGGACAAGAAAACACCACAGGTGCAACAAACACAGCAGTAGGTCAAGAAGCTCTACAGAAAAATACTACAGCAAGTAATAACGTAGCTGTTGGCTATCAAGCCTTAGAAGAAAATACTACAGGAACAGAAAATGTAGCCATTGGTGCTTACGCACTTGATGAGAATACCACAGCTGACGATAACGTAGCTATAGGCTATCAAGCACTTACTGATAACACTACAGGAACAGCGTGTACAGCAGTAGGTAAAACATCTTTAGCAAACAATACCACAGCAGATTACAATACAGCACTGGGCTATCAAGCCTTGTTTACTAATACCACAGGTGCTAGTAATACAGCTGTTGGTAAAAATTCTTTAGTGAACGCAACAACTGCTAGTAATAACACAGCAGTTGGAGCAGATGCAGGAGCATCTTTAACAACAGGAGCACACAATACAGCTGTTGGTGCTTACGCACTTGATGCTAATACTACAGCAGACCAGAATACCTCAGTTGGCTATGCTTCTTTAACTGACTGCACTACAGGAGCTAATAATACTGCTATGGGAGACAGAGCAGGAGAAAATTTAACAACAGGTTCAGACAATACTTTTATAGGTAATTTAGCTGGAGGAGTAGGCACAGTAACAGGCAGTAATAATACTACTCTTGGTTCTAGTGCTGGTAAAAACTTATCAAGTGGCAGTAACAATCTTTTATTAGGGCATGATGCAGGACTATCTGGAAGCCCGGGTGGACCTATAGATACTGAATCTAATGAGATTGTACTTGGTGATGAAAATATTACAGCAGCACACGTTCAAGTAGATTGGACAGTAGCCTCAGATAAGAGAGATAAAACAGACGTAGAACCTATGCCAATGGGCTTAGAATTTGTTAATAAGTTAGAGCCAGTTACCTATAAATGGGATAAAAGAAGTAACTATGTAGAAAAAGGTGAAGACTTTAACCACATAGTTCCAGATGGTTCACATAAAGAAGATTGGCTAGATGTTGGATTTTTAGCACAAGATGTTGAAAAATTAGAATCAGAATATGGTTATAACATATCTGACAAAAGTAATCTTACAACAACTTTAAGTGATGACGGCAATCAATATGGTTTAAAATATAATAAGTTTGTACCGATGTTAGTTAAAGCTGTACAGGAATTGTCTGCACAAGTTGAGGAGCTGAAAAAAAACTCTCATGCTCCAAAGGGCTTGACAGATATGGAAGGATATGATATACTCATGTCAAGGATTGAAAATTTAGAAAAGGAGAAAGAAAATGGCAGTTAGTAAAAAAATTGTAAAGTGCGTTCCTTATGAAAACTCATCTAGTAAAGTAGATAAGTGGGATATAGAAATGCAGTATGAAAATGATAGTGAAGGTGATTCTACTTATTACACTACTACTTTCAGTATTGCTGTTCCACAATTAGATGACGATGGTAACGCAAACTTTACACTTAAAGCTAAAGGTAGTTGGAGTAATGCTAATCTAGTAGCACTATGTCCTGTATCTCAATGGGATGCAGTATTTGCTAGTCAAGTAGATAGTGTTATTACTAATCCACCAGCAGTAAGTACACCAGATAACGGATTTAGCGTACCTAGTTAATAAATGACAGAACAGACTTTTCAGATGCATGTGATGCCGTCTGTGTTTGTTTTAGAAACAACCATGCCTCAAAGTATGATTGATTCTGTAAACGATTACATGGATGAGTATAAAGAAAAGAAAGATAGACAATCTTTAAAACATACATTGGTTGGACAAATACATAAAGGCGAACAGCTTTTATTAGACCATGAAGATGAAAGAATGATTGAGTATAACAAGTTTGTTTGTAACTTAGGAGCTGATTATATAAATTATTTTGCTAGTTCAGGAGCTGGGACAAAACTTAAGAATCCTAAACAAGTAATGATAGATGAAACTTGGTCAGTTCATAGTTATGATGGAGACTATAATCCCATACATGACCATGGCACTAAAACAGTAATGGGAATATCCACTACTGCTTGGACTAAAGTTCCAGAACAAATAGGAGCTAAAGCAGAAGCTAACACACCTACATATTCGCTGTATAACGAATCTGGACATAGTGATGGCTGTATATCATTTCAATACGGAATGAACTCAGTTTTAGATTCAGAAAGACTAAGACCACCACAGTCATTTGTAATGACACCAGAGGTAGGTAAACTATTAGTATTTCCTTCTTGGTTACAACACATGGTGTACCCATTTAAAGGGAAAGGAGAAAGAAGAACAATAGCTTCCAACTTAAATTGTTGGGATATAATAGAAGAAGAATAACATGGAATTTACACCCTATCTAGTTTGGAATGTAATTATTACATTAGTAGTAGCTCCGTTGTTATATAACATTAGACAAAATACTGCAGAGCTAAAAAGACAAGACATATTATTAAATAAAACTAGAGAAGACATAGCTAAAAATTATGTAACTAAAATAGAGGTCAAAGACGAAATGGAACAAGTAATGGATAGATTAGAAAAACTAGGAGAAAAAATCGATAAGATTTTTGAAATGATTTATAACAAGGGTAAAAGTGGCTAAGAAAAAAGGTAAAGGAGTAGCGGTATTAATTGCTATAGGTGAGCCTTCTAAGCTTTTAAAAACTATAAAAAGTAGGAAAAAGAAAAATGGCAAGAAAAAATAAAAACAAAAGAACAAGAACAGTATCTGAAAGAGCTGACTATAGAGAAGGCGGCTCAGTTATTGGTGTAATTAGAAAAGTATTACAAGCTGGAGGAGGCTTAAGTTACGGAGGTACAGGTAAAGGAGCCAAAGGACAAAAAGCAGGTTATAGTCAAACATCTAATAATGGAGGTAATGGTGGAGAACCAGCCGGTCCGCCAGCACCTACACCAGACCCAAATAACACACCAGCACCAACATACGCTCCACCTCCAGACCAAGTAAGAATGGAAGAAAGAAGAGAAAGAATTGGAAAAACAGGAAGAGAAGCTGAAAATATTGCTGCTGGTTTAGGAGTTAAAGGTGAAGCAATTATAGACCCAGCAATAGATGCAGGTTTTGAAATAGACCCAGTAACAGGGGAACGAGTTAGAATTAGAGAACAACAAGAAACTGCTATGCGTGTTCCCACAGTTGATGAAAGAGTAGTAGCAACAACAGCACCAGCTTTAGCACCTGTAGAAACTGTTACAACTGTTACTGATGATGCAGGAGAAACAATTATTGATAAAGCAGATTTACCTGCTAATTTTACAGACATTGAAGCTGGAACTTACACTGCTGTAACTAAAAATTTAGATGCTGATGTTCAAGAAGCTACTAGAAATTTTAGTGACCAAGCTAAAATAAATTTAACAGAATACGCTAAACTTAATGGACCTACACAAGCTGCAAAAATTGTAGAGCAAGATGTTGCTGCAAGTATGGCTAGTAATGTTGAAGGCGCTATTTCAGCAGGAGCGTTTACTGAAGCTGTTGTAGGTTTAGGTAGCCAAGTTTCAGAAACACCTTTAGCAGAAGAAAGAAGTAGAAATGCTATTGTTGATGAAAATGCTGTTGGTAGAGAAGCAGCACAAATAATTGAACAAGTTAATTACGAAGCTGCACAACAAAGAATAGTAAAAGGAGTGGCTGCTCAAGGAGCTGCTGCTGATATGATAGCTGAAGTTGGTAATTTACCTTCTGATATTTCAGCTGCTATTGTAGAAGACCCAGCAAGTGTAGAAGCTCAAGTAGATACTGAACCAGTAGAAGTTCAAGCTGCTATTGCTGCTTTACCTTCAGAAGCTTTAGTATCTTCTCAGATGGAAATTTTATTAGGTGGTTTAGAAAATGGAGAAATACCTATATGGGCTAAACCAGCTGTAGATGTTGTTAATCAAAATATGGCAATGAGAGGAATGCTTCCTTCAACAGTAGGTAGAGATGCTATTTTTAATGCAATTATTCAAAGTGCTTTTCCAATGGCACAAGGAAATGCACAAGCTTTACAAACTAGAGCAGCTCAAAATTTAAGCAATCAACAACAAGCAAATTTACAACAGTCTTCACAAGAACAGCAATTAAGAATGCAAAATCTTTCTAATAGACAAGATGCTGCAAGTCAGACTGCTCAAATGGCTCAGCAAATGGCTACATTACAAAGTCAATTTACACAACAAGCTGTTATAACTACTGCTGAACAAAAACAACAAACTAAAACACAAAACTTGCAGAATCAACAACAAGCTGCTGTTTTACGTTCACAGAATCAACAAGCAATAAATTCTCAAAATTTAGGTAACGAACAACAAGTAAATTTAGCTGAGTTACAAATAGAAGCTCAAGCCGCTGGTGCAGACCAAAGCGCAGAAAATCAAGCTAGATTAGTTGAAATGCAAACAGCTGCAGATTTCTTATCAAGAAATGCTCAATTAAAGCAAGACATGGATAAAGCTAATATGTCTGCTGAGCAACAATTAAGATTAGCTAATTTATCTGCAAAAAATCAATCTGAGTCAGAAAGATTAAATGCATCTCAACAAACAGAATTAGCTAACTTAAATGCAAGAATGCAATTAAATATTAGAAATGCTGACTTAGCACAACAGTTAGGATTAGCACAATTAAATGTTGACCAACAAACAGCTATGCAAAAAGCTTCTGTTGTTGCTAATATGGATATGACTAAGTTTAATTTTGAACAACAAACAGAATTAGCTAATAGTAAATTTATGCAAACTGTTACTTTAAATGATTTTAATGCTGAACAACAAGCAATTATGCAAGACGCTACAACTTTAGCTTCACTAGAGTTAGCTAATTTAGATGCTAGAACTAAAGTAGCAGCTCAACATGCTCAAGCATTTTTACAATATGATATGACTAATTTATCTAATGAACAGCAAGCTAATATACTTAAAGCTCAACAAAATCAACAAAGATTATTGTCAAACCAAGCAGCTGAAAATGCAGCAGCACAATTTGGAGCTACTTCTGAAAATCAAACAATGCAATTTTTAGCAAGTATGGAAGCTAATATGGAACAATATAATTCTTCACAAATGAACGCTATGTCTCAATTTAATGCAACTCAATTAAATGCTGCAGCTGCTAGAGATGCAAATAGACAAACTGAAGTAGATAGATTTAATGCTCAATTAAGTACACAAGTAGACCAGTTTAATTCACAGCAAGACTTTGCAAGAGACCAGTTTAATGCTCAAAATGCAGCAGCAGTTGAGCAGTCAAATGTTCAATGGCGAAGACAATCTAATTTAGTTAATACAGCTGCACAAAATCAAGTTAATATGCAAAACGCTATGAATGCTTTTAATATGTCATCACAAGCCATGTCATTTCTTTGGCAAGAATTAAGAGACCAAGCTGATTTTGATTTTAGAGCTTTTGAAGGTTCTGAAAATAGAAAAGCTCAAATTATTTCTACAGCTTTAGCTAATGAAGGAGACGCTGGTAAAGTTTATGATGATTATTTAGAAAGTTTATTAACAACAGTAGGTAATTCTTATAGTGGTGGTTACTTAGGAAGATATTCAGGATAGGAGAAAAATATGGGTAAATTTAGAAAATGGGGAAGAGGTCTAAAAAAAGGTGTAAAAAAATTATTTTCTACAAAGTTAGGTAGAATAGTAGGTACCATAGGATTATCAATGGCTATGGGTTGGGCAGCTAGAAGTTTAATGCAAGGTGCGCAAAGTTTATTTGCAGCCGCACCTCCTGTAGACCCCGGTATAAGTGAAGCAGTTGCAGGAGAGGTAGCAGAAGAAGTAACAACAGAAACATTACAAAGAACAGCAAGTAGTATACAAGAAACTGTAACTAGCTCAAAAGATGTTTTAAATTCTATTAATGAGGCTTCTTCAAATCAAGAAGCTTTTAATTTATTTCAAAGTGAATTAGATAAAAAAGTTTTAGATGGCTCTGTGGAACTTTCTTCACGTCCTACAATAACTGAAAGCGTCGAAAAAGTAAGTGCTGATTTAACACAATCATTTGACCCTGTAAGTTTAGAAACTGAAAATATATCTCCAGATTTAAATTTTAAAGTCGAAGAACCTGATTTAATTACTATGGATGCTTCAGGACAATCTATTGATACACCTATAACAGATAGAGATTATAAAACTTTAGAACTTTCAGAATATCCTCGTAAATTTTTAGCTGAAACAAAACAGTTTGTTACAGAAGATGTAATGCCTGAAAGTATTTCAGAAGCTACTGGAGATGTTGTTAGAGGTGAAATAGGAGGATATATTCAGGATAAATATTTTACAGAAGAACCTGCTTATCAAGGCAAACCTCCTGCTGGTTTAATACCTACTGAAGCTGCACAGCAAATGTATGTTCAAGATATGTCTTCACAATGGATGGCTTCTAATAATGCAACTAGAGTACCAAACTTTAAAGAGCTTACAAATAGTTATAGTTTTGGTATTGGTACTCCACAATATTTACAAGAATATAATCAAGGAATGGTAGGTACAACAATACCTATGCCAACATAAAATAAGGATACAATTATGGCAATATCAGAAAAAGCAGAAAAATTTTTAGGTTCGTCAATAAATCGTGGCAGAGCTATACCCGGACAAAGTCTAACAAACTCTCCGGAAGAACCTTATAACTGGGAAAGACCTCCAGAGTTTACTGAGCCTCGTAAAGCTATGTATGAAGTTTTTGATGTTTTAACTATACCTGAAACTACAGCCAATGTTTTAATTTCTTTAAATAATGGTGTTGGGGTAATAGATATTGCTTCTATTGTTTTATATACAGGTTTTATTGAAGGTAAATGGAATCCTGATTTAATGATGTTATTAATGGAACCAACAATGTATATGATTATGGCTTTAGCCGAAAAAGCAGAGATAGATTATCAACTAGAAGCAGGAGACAATGATAGACCTACCACTATGGACCCTGATAAACAAATTGAAAAAATATCAAAATCTGTTGCTTCTTTAGAAGATATTAAAAGAAAAAGTGTAGAACAAATTAATCCTAAAGTAGTGCCAGAAGAAATACAAAAAATGGTAGAAGATATTGAAATTCAACCAAGTCTTTTAGAAAGAGTTGAAAAACCAGTACAAACACAAGGAAGTTTATTAAGTAAAGGAGAAGAATAATGGCAGATGATAATTTTAAAAGTTTATTAAGTCCTCAAAGTTCATGGTATGACATTGCCAAAGGAGCTTTTAATAGAGATAAAAAATTTCAAAAAAGAAAAAGAAAAGCACAAGTAGGTTTATTTCTCATGGATATATGGGAAAACAATAAAAAAAATAAAGTTTTAAAAAATTTACAAGCTTTAGAAGATGAGAAAGTTTTAAAACATGCTGGACTTCAAGCAGACTTTGATAAATCAATAAAACTTATTGAAACTAATGACGATATAAATGCTTCTTCTAATAAGCAATACACTTATTATGATGATTTAGCAGAAAATTGGTTTAACGAAAATTATGGTAGTATAGATGGTTTTAGCGAAGAAGATTTATATAGTCAAGATTTTATTAATAAAAAACGAGAATTAAAAAGAAATTATATTGATGGTACTTTATATCAAAGACACCTAGATGAAATGAAAGGTGTTCCTACTATAACAGTAGGGGAAGGAGAAGATGCTAGAGAAGTTTTGGTTAGAACTAAAGAAGCTTACTTTAAGCCTTACGATGACTATTATAAAGCTAAGCAAAAGTATTATACTCAACCAAAAAATTTAAGTGTTGTTCATCAGGCTTTATCTTTTATCCCCGGTTTAGGTGGAGATGAAATAAAATTAAAAGAAGATATTAATAGCACTAAAGAATTAGCTGATAAAAGAATTGCTAGAAGAAAAGATTTATTTACAGATAATGAAGCTCAAACAACTTTAGCTATAAATATAGAAGATTTGAGAACAGAATCTCAAAACTTTACTATAGACATAGAATCAGCTTATGAAATTTTAGATGATGCAGGCGTTGACAAAAATTTACAAGATAATTTATTAAGAGATGCAAGAGGGCTATCTAAAGACGGAAATGTTTATACTGTAGGAAATGTAAACACAGTATTAACAAGTTATTTAGATGAACCTGTGTCATATCAACTAACGGCAATTCAAGAAGATAATAAAGATAAAGTAGTAGCAATAATGGGACCAAGACCAGAAGTAGCTGATGTAAATAATCCAACAGATGAAGAGGTAGCTGCTCAATCACAATATGATAGAGACTTTAAATACAGGATAAAAGAATTATCAGCTAAACAACTAGGTATGGAGGTTTCTTATATTGATAAACTGACATACTCAGTAGATAGTACAGTTGATTTCTTGTATGACCTAGACCCTGAATTAGACCCAGAAAGAAAAAATGAACTAAGAAATAAGTTTATAGAAGACCGTATTTTAAAAGAATTTGGAACTGCTGACAATCAATTAGTTAATTCAATAAGAACTACTTATATGGCAGAAATAGCAAGTGAAGTTATGCTTGCTAAAAATGGTATAGGTGTAGACGACGGAACAAATGACGCTTATAATTTTAAAACAAGTATTGCTAATGCAACAACAGCAGGACAATTTGAACACTTTAGAAACGTAGTTCCAGAGTTTAAAAATTTAAGTGATGCACAAATACAAGTTAATTTACAAAGTGGTAAGTACGATGATTATATTTATAATCTTTACCAACTAAACAAAACAAATGTTTTAAATCAAGTAATAGATTCTATCTCAGGAGGCTCATCAAGTAATTTTTTAGATGACTTTAGAACAAATCCTGACACTAGTTTTCGTCCATAAATTTATATAAAAATATGAATTATAGTCAAGAACAACAAGCTTTATATAAACTATATAATGTTAGTAATGCTAAAGAATTAAATGAATTTATAGATAAACAATTAATTGATTTAGGAGTTACAGATGTTTTTTCTGATGATTATAAAAATTTAAATTTAGATGATAAAACATTAAATCTTATAGAGTATAAAAAACAAAATTATTTTGGAACAGACAAATTACCTTTAAATGAAGCTATTGAAAAGTTAAATTATAATATAAATAATTTATCTGAAAAAGAAAAAAGCGAAAGCTATACAAATTTTATATCTTTTTATGGTGAAGATAATCTTCCTGACTATTTAAATCCTAATAAACCAGCTCCTAAAAGACAAAAAATTGGGTACTATGAAGATGGTACTCCTCTTTACTATGATTCATTAGATACTAAACAAAAAGAAAGATATCAAAGAATTTTAGCTCAAAAGGCTGGCACAACAGTAACTACTTTAAAGGAAAAAGGAATAAGAGATTATATTCCTGATGAGCTTGAAAAAATATCAGGTAATTTTGCTGAAGAAGTTGTTTCAGGAACCCTAGATTTTGGTGGTTTTGTTTATGATAGTGTTTTAGGTTTAGTTGATTGGGCTACAAGTCCTATTGCTGGAGGTACTAAATTAAAAGAAAAAATTGGTACTGGAGAAAGATACGATGAATTTGCTGATGTTGCCGGTGCTACTTTTGGTGGTCGTTTAGCAGGATATGAAAATATGGAAGTTGTAATGCAGGACGACGGCACTTTAATTTACACAACTAAAGAACCTAAAACAACTGCTGGACAACTTACTGTCGGTGTAGGTGAGTTTGTTGCTAATTATGTTATAGGTAAAAAAGGTTTTACTAAATTAGTTGATAAGAAGAGTCAAAAAAAAGTAGATGATTTTATTAAAAAATATGGAACTTATACTGCTGGTACTTCTACTGCTGCTAATATAGCAAACCGAGCTAGAACAATAATGGTTAGAGGTGCGCCTACTTATGCTAAAGCGCAGTATGCTTTACAAGTTAGTTTGGACCCAGAAGAAGGCAGGTTTGCTTATGCTTTAGGGGAATGGTTGTCTGAAAGAAGTGACTTAGCTGAAGAATTTTTTGATTACTTAGATTTAACAGACCCCGCAGAATTATCAGAAGCTGAAAATAGACTAGGGCTTCTAGTTGAAGATTTATTTTTAGTAGGTGGACTTGCTGGTATTTTTACTACGGCTAAAGGTGCATACAATGTATCACGAGATAGTATTATTGCAGCAATGCAAGGACTTAGAAATTTAACACCAGAAGCTAAAAAACAATTTAAAGAAACTGTTAAAAACTCAGCTTCAAAAAATAGTAAAAATTCAAAAAGTAAAATTGATAAAAAAACTGTTGAAGATACCAGCAAAAGTTTAATGCTTTCTAGTAACCCAATTATCAGAGCTTTTCAAAAAATTGGTAAGAATTTTAAATCAGAAGGATATTTAAACGCAGAACTTTTTAATATTATTAAAGCTTCTGATAAAGCAAAAATAGCATGGGCTTCCAGAGCAGAAAACTTAGCTACAAATTTAGAAACTCAATTAAAAAAGTTATTAGATAAAAAGTATTTTAAAAATGCTGATGAAGCACAAAAATTTATGGAGGATATTTTAACTGCGCAAAACAATGTTACAAGAACTAAGCTATATAAAAATTTACCTAAAGAAGTTAAAACTCAACTTAAAGAAATTAGGCAAACTATTGATGATTTAAGCTCTCAATTACTACAACAAAAAGGAATTTCTAGTGAACTTAAAACAGAAATTAGAAAAAATCTTGGTAAATATTTAAGACAAAGTTACAGAAGATTTGAAGATGTTAAGTCTAAGCCTTCTCAACAATTAATTGATGACGCAGTAGATTATTTAGTTAAAAAAAATAAAGGTACTTACGGGTATAAATCTTTATCTGATGATGCTTTAAGAAGCAGAATGGAAGTACAAATTAAAAATTTATTAGATGGTACTAAGGGTAAAGATTATAAACAATTTTTAGACGATATGTTTAAAAATCAAAAAATGAGAAATTTAAACATTGTTTATAAAAAAAGAAAACAATTTGCAAAACCAATTCAAGAATTATTAGGTAAAGAAGATGCTACTACAAGAATTTTTAGAACTGTTGCTAATTTATCAAATGATATATTTAATGCTAAACTTTATGATGACCTGTATAAAGCAGGAAATAATAAAATTTTCTTTACACCTAAACAAGCTATAAAATTTGCTGCTTCTGCCAAAACTCAAAGACAAAAAGATGATTTTTTTAGATTTCAGTCTGCAACAATTAAAGGTGTAGAGTTTGGTGCTTTAAATGGTAAAAAAACTACGCCAGAAATAGCAAGACTTTTTAATACTGTTAATAAAAACAAGATTAGGGAAAGAACTGAACAAGTTTATAGTATGTTTTTAATGGCAAAAGGTTATGGTCAAGCTGCTGCTACCGTCGGTAATCTTTATACTCATTTAAGAAATACTTATGGTCAAGGAACTGTAATGCTTTCAAATGGCATGAATCCTTTTAGTGCTGAAACAGGAAATGCTTTTAAAATTTTACAAGACAGATTAACTAAAGGTGGAGATAAAGAATTACAAAAAATTTATGCTGAATTTTTAGAGCTAGGAATTGTTAATCAAAATGTTAAAGTTGGAGATTTTAAAAGATTAATTAATAACCAAGCTACATTAAAAGTAGGTGATGATTTTTTTAAAGATTCTTCTATTATAAAAAATAAAGATAAAAATATTTTAGAAGCTTCTAAAGATAAAGCACAAGAAATTTTTAATAAAACAACAGATTTATATGTAGCTGAAGATGATTTATTTAGAATAGCTGCTTTTGATAAAGAATTAAAAGTTTTACAACAGGCTGAAAAATTAAAACCAATTAATACTCAAAGAAGTTTAGCAGAACTAAAACAAGAAGCAGCAGACATAGTTAGAAATACCTTTCCAACTTATGAGTTAGTTCCTTTTGGAGCGCAAAGACTTAGAACTTTACCCTTTGGTAATTTTTATTCTTTCCATGCTGAAAGATTTAGAAATACTTATGAAACTTACAAAAGAGGTATTATTGAAATAAAATCTAATAACAAAGTTTTAATGCAAAGAGGTTTTGATAGATTAGCAGGTAAAATAACTTATGGTGCTTTTGGAACTACTGCAGTTTCTGCTGCTAGTCGTTACGTATTTGGAGTTACAGAAGAAGATGACAGACATTATAAAAATTTATATGGTGCGCCGTGGGAAAAAAATAGTGAGTGGGTTTATATGGCAAACAAAGAAGGTAATTTATATTATATAGACACACAATTTACTGACCCAGATGCACCTGTAAATAATGCTATTAGAGGTGTTTTAAGAGAATTACTAGACCCTAATACTCCTGCTGATAGTGCTTTTAAAAGAATATCAGATGCTGTTTTTGAAGGCGGAAAAGAATATTTTAAACCTTTTGTAGATGAGGCTCTTTTTACTGAAAGAGCTATTGATATATTATTTCAAGCAGAGGATAGTGAAACTAAAAATAAAATAGGTATTGTTGAAACTGATGACATTCTTGATATAACTGGTAAAAAAATTAAATATGCGTTTGAAACTCTTATACCTCAAACAATTCGTCAATTATATAAAGAGAATAAATTAGGAAACTCTATTTATCGTGAATTAACTGAGGAAAATCCTAAAGATAAATATGACAACCCTATAGATTCTGGTAGAGAATTAATAGTTAATGCTACAGGTTTAAGATTTAATCCTCTTACAGAAGTAAAAGCAGAAAATGCATTATCATTTAAATTAAAAGGCTTAGATGGTACATACAAGCAATATAGAAATGAATTACATAAATTAATTAATGATGCAAAAACTGATAGTTCAATTTCTTTACAAGATATTCTTAACAAACATTTAGAAATAAACTCATCTTATTACAGAGATTATGTTGAAGCTATAAAAGCTATAGAAGCTGCTAAATATTTTGACATAAATCCTTTAACTTTAGGAGAAATTATAAAAGATAATACAAGTTTTAAAAAAGAAAATAAAACAGACTTACAATTTTTAACAAATAATTTTCATCCTATTATAATAGGAGAAGAATCTTACAGGACTTTATTAGAAGAAGTTATGAGAAGTGACGAAGATAAAAGAGCTATTTTAGATACTATAGCGACAAATAATTGGAAGTTTAAACAATTACCTATTTTAGATTTAGAAAATATAAGCGAACAAGATATAAAATTTTTTGAAGAGCTTATGGAGGAAGAAGGTATAGGTGAAACAGTCTCTAGAAGCCTAACAGAAAAAATAAGAGAAAGAAGAGTAACAGGTGGCTTAGTATCAGGACCAGATGTTCCTCAAACAAAAGAGAACCCAGCAGACCGTATCAATCCTTTTACTGGCGAGCCTTATCAAGAACAGATGGACAGGCTAGGCTTTGCTGAAGGTGAAGATGTTTCTGTTAAAAAAGGACCTCCTTTACATAGAAAAATTTGGGGACTACCAGATAAAATGAAAGCATATATGGACCATTATGGTCTTTCAAGACAAGAAGTTTTAGCAAGACATAATGAATGGAATGCAGGTCTTTGGAAAAATATTTTTCAAAAAATAGGCTTTAATGTTAATAATGATTATGAGTTAAATAGACTTTATGATTACGCAACAGGAAAAGATTATAGTGAAAAAGAAATAAAAAAATATTTAGATAAATATAATCTTGAAGAATCTTCAGATAAAAAAATAATAGATTTTATAAATACTGTTAGACCAGAGGAATCAGATAAAGGATTTTATGAAAGTCGTACTTTTGGAGAGGTCTTTCCTTATTTAAAAAGTAGGCTAGGATTTGCTGAAGGTGAAGAAGTTGTTGGTGAAGACCTTATTAAACTAATAGAAGATAGGTTAATTGAAGATATAATAGAAAACCCTAACTTTTATGAAAAGAAAAGAAATATTTTAAACAGAAACCCACTAAATATTATTAAAACCAACATAGACTGGAATAATAAATTATCAGATGAAAACAATACTGACCCTACTTTTGAGCAATTTGAAACTCTATATGATGGCACAAGGGCAGGAGTTTTAAATGTCCACTCAAAATTTATTAACCCTCAAGAAGTTTTAGGAGGTAGAAGAGCTGTTAGCATTAGTGATATGGTAGATGTTTTATCTCCTGCTAAAGGTAATTTAGAAGAATTTGCACACATGGATAAAGAAAATCCTAATAATCCTAATTTTAAAGACTATATTGCTCATAGAATGGGAGTAGGAGTTAACGATGAATTAAATTTTGAAGACCCTACAATTATGAAAAATTTTGTTAAAGCTAAAACAGGGTTTGAAGGAGATAACTATGAACTTGATGATGAATTAACTAGTAATGCAATTCAAGATGCTTTTAACTATAGAAAAATAGGTATAAAACAAAATAATGCTCCTCTACACTGAAAAACAATTAGAAGAAGCTTGGCAGGAAAACTGCAAGGTTAGAACACATCTTGGTTTACCTTGGTTTACTATGGAAGACTATAGACCTTTGTATGAAGAAGAGATGGAAAAGTTTATGTTAGGAGAATTTTAATGGGCTTTCCGTTTGAAATAATTACTATGTTAGCCTCGACAATTCTTGGCGGAGTAATGAGTATCTGGGCTGAAAGTCGTAAGGCTAAAGCAGAAAATGAAAAGCTTCTTATAACTCGTGGTGAGTTTGATATGAAAGCTAGAAAGCAATCTATTGAAGCCGGACAAAAAGATAAAGGTTTTGCTTGGACTAGAAGAATTATAGCTTTAAGTTCTGTGTTTGCTATTGTTGTATTTCCTAAACTAGTTGCTGTGTACTATCCAGATGTATTAGTAACAGTAGGGTATACACAGTGGAATCCGGGCTTTATGTTTTTTACAGAAGGCAGAGAAATATTTGAATGGATAACTTTCGAGGGCTTGGTAATAACTCAGTTAGATACTAACCTAGTATCAGCTATTATTGGCATGTACTTTGGTGGTAGTTTAGCAAAAGGAAAATAATATGAATACAACTCAGTGGATGAAGTTATTAGAAACTGTTGGTATTCCAGCAGCCTTTGCTGTTGCCGCAGGGTTTTTAGTGTGGAAACTATTTAACCACCTAATCGCCGACGTTCATAAGAAATTAGATGCACAACACGGCATGATAGTAGCTTTAATAGATAGAGTAAGACAAATAGATAATGACATAATAAGAATAGATACAATGTGTAGAACCGCTATGGGCGTTCCCGTAGATGTAGATAAGTTAGCAAGAGCAGATGGAAAAAAAGACCAACGAAAAGATTGAGGAAATAATAGAAATGAAAATACTAAGTACAATATTTATAATCTTGGTACTAGGTGTTAGCGGCTTTGCTGATGCCGATGAAATGGTACATAAATTTAAAAGCCCTAGCTTTAGCGGTATAGGAACTTCAGCACATTATCTTACGATTGAGAATCAAGAACACATGCGTAAGATGACAATTAAAGAAGAAGTAAAAGCTTTACAAGAACAAATAGAAAGAGACGCAGAGAACACAACACTTGCAAGATTTGTAAGAAATTTAGAGTCTAGAATTTATGCACAACTATCTAGACAATTAGTAGAAAATTTATTTGGAGAAACCCCTAGCGATAGCGGGATATTAGAATTAGAAGGCAACACCATAGAATTTGAAGTTGTCGACGGAATTATAACATTAAGGATTACAGATAGTGACGGGAATACAACAGTTATCAGTTTGCCTATTGGCGATTTTACTTTCTAGTTGTGCAGTAATAGCGAAGAACGAAGATTTAGTTATATCACAAGACAGGAAACCTGCTCAAGTTTTAGATTTACAATCAGAAGAATTAGCAAACTTACCGCCTGCAGAACTTAAACCAATTATCGCTGTCTATCCAAATAGCTTTTCAGATTTAACAGGACAAAGAAAAAGCAACAGTAGCTTTGCTATGTTTAGCACAGCAGTCACACAAGCTCCTGAAGCTTTACTCATTAGGGCTTTAAAACATGCTGCTAATGGACAATTTTTTAGAGTTGTTGAAAGAGTAGGATTAGATAATCTTACTAAAGAACGACAACTTATTAGGTCAACCAGAGAAAACTTTGAGGAGGATAGGAAACTTCAACCTTTATTATTTGCTGGTCTTATAATACAGGGCGGTGTCTTATCTTATGATACCAATATTGAAACTGGGGGATTGGGTGCTAGGTATCTAGGCATAGGTAATAGTACTCAGTATAGAGAAGATGTAGTTACTATTTCATTACGAATAGTTTCTGTGTCTACTGGTGAAGTGTTGATGGAGACTACGGTTTCTAAAAATATTTTATCAACAAGTGTTTCTCAAGATGTTTTTCGTTTTATTGAAATGGGTACTGAACTCGTAGAAATAGAAGGAGGCATCGCTGAGAACGAAGCTGGTTCTATAGCTTTGCAAAAGGCAATAGAAGCTGGCGTATTAAATTTAATAAAAATAGGAATAAATAGAGGGTATTGGAAATATGAAAACTTTGAAATTAATAAGCCTTGTGATGTTGATGCTGACGAGTGCATTGATATACGGGGATGATAATGAAATCTATATAGACCAATCAGGCGATACTGCTAACATAGATTTAGAACAGCTTGGTGGTGGAAACATCATCGGTGGTTTAAATTCTCAAGCAGGAAACCTAACTGCATTAGACTTAGATGGCTCTACACTAACTCTAGATATTAACCAAATAGGAGATAATAACTTATTCTATGGTGATATCTTAGGAGATAGTATTACAGGCTATTTTAATTTTGATGGTAGTTCAAATGAATTTACTATTCAAGTTGACCCAACTAATACCTATGGTGCTGATAGCTCAGACTTCAATGTTCAGGCTACTGGTGATAGCAATGACTTTACATTAAATGTAGGGACAAGTTCTATGGCTAGTAATACTGACTTGGACTGGGTTATAAATGGGAGTTCAAATACATTGGATTTCGACATCAATTATGATGGTGGCACTTCGTGGGTTGATATAGATGGTGATAGCAACAATGTAACTTTTGACGGTAGTGGATATGCTGGCGGGTACTTTTACCTAGACCAGACAGGTGATTCACGAACTTTTAATATTACACAGGCAAGTACATTAAATAATGATTGGCTCAAGATTATTTCTTCTGGTGATAACGGCAGCGTTTGCGTCATACAAGATGACGGCGGAACAGCAGTCGGATGTTAGCATAGGAAATATTACAGAACTTAAAGGTAATGGCAGGGTCGTTAGGGAACATGCACCTTATGATGCTGCCTTATCTTTTGGTATAGAAAGTTTTGACAATGTAGAAACTTCTAACGGTAGGATGGGTATTACCTTTCTTAATAATACTCAAGTTCGTCTGACCGAGCATTCTGAATTGCTCATAGATGAATTTATTTATGACCCTAATCCATCTAAATCTAGGATGGCTCTTAATTTTACTAGTGGAACTGCTAGGTTTATTACTGGTAAACTAAACAACATCAATAAAGAAAACATTGCTATTAAGACACCAAGTGCTAATGTGTCAATTCGTGGTACAGACTTTACTCTGACAGTAAATGAACTAGGTGAATCTCTTATCATATTACTACCTAAAGATGATGGTACTCCAAGTGGAGAAATACTTGTAGCTACTGCTGCAGGTGAGGTAGTACTTAATCAGCCCTTCCAAGCTACTACAGTTTCTATGTTTGAAACTGAACCATCTAAGCCAGTTATACTGGATATTACTACTCAGTTAATTGACAATATGTTAATTGTTAATCCACCTAAAGAAGAAATAAGTTTAACTGAAACAACAACAGATACCAGTAGTAATAATATATTAGATGTAGACTACTTAGAATTTGAAGACTTAGATGTAGACTATTTAGCTCAAGATGATTTAGAGTTTAATGAGCTTGATATAAATTATCTTGATGTAAATTTTCTTGAAGACCTTTTAAATATTATTGAAGATATCAATGAGCTTGACCAAACAGAAACTTTATTACAAGCTGACTTAGATTTAAAAGGAACTTCATTTGGTTTTGATGCTGAAACACAAATCAATACTTTTACTACTGATAATACTTTAACTTTCTACAAAGCCTTAGAAGATACTGTAAGAATTGATTTAGATAAATCAGCCTCGTATACAGTCATACTTGTACAGAACGGTAAAAGTACACAGATTATTGTTAATGGTGGTAGCTCTTCTAAGATAACAATTAAACAGAGCAGTTAATATGAAGTGGTCAATACCTTTACTAGCCCTACTAATCGTACCTTTACTTTTTAATTTTGTACCCTTAGAAATACTAAGATTAAAAACCTTTGATGCCTTTGTAGAAACTCCAGAGCCTTCTGGACATTTTGTTATTCTTAATATAACAGAAGAAGATGTACAAGAAAGAGGTGGTTATCCTTTTCCTCGACAAGACCTTGCTCAAATTCAAATTGATTTATTAAACAACGGAGCTATTGGAGTTGGTTGGGTTATACTGTTTCCTCAAGAAGATAGATTTGGTGGCGATAAAGATTTTAGTACAGCCCTAAGTTATTCACCTAGTATCTTAGCTATGCCTGAATTTGATAATGGAGAATACCCAAAGACACATGGTACAGTTATACTTGGTCCAGATGTAGTCTTACCTAAAGCTCCAGGCTTTTTACAAAACATTCCCGAACTACAAAGTTCTGCTTCTCAAGGTGCGGTATCTGCTCCAGTAGATGTAGATAACCTTGTTAGAAGATTACCTTTATTACAACAAACACCTGATGGTTGGGTGGCTGCTTTTGGTACTGAAGTATTAAAAACTTTAGTAGATGCTTCAACCTATCAAATAAAAACAAATGAAAATGGAATAGAACAAATAAGAGTCAGAGGTCTGCCAGAAATAAATACAGATAGTATGGGTAGAAAATGGATAAGTTGGGTAGATACTCCACAAACTACACTAAAAGAAATGGATGTTAAAGATAAGTTTGTATTTGTAGGAGTAACTGCAGCAGGAGTAATGCCTCAACTAGCTACACCAAAGGGCTTATTAGAACCTCACAAGATTCAAGCGGCTCTTGCTGAAAGTATTTTAATTGAATCACCTCAGATACCAGACTATAGATTGTTTGTTGAACTATTATTATTATGCACTTCAGTCTTGTTGGTAGCTTTTGTTGTCAGTTACTTTGGACTTACTTGGGGTATAGCATTAGCAGGAACTGCAATGTCCGGTGTAGCCTACTTAGGATATTACTTTATTTCTATAGGATATCTAATAGATGTTACTTGGAGTTTGATAAGTATGTTTGTTATAGCTTCTCAACAGTTCTATTTAAACTTTAGAACTCAGTTCAAACTTAGACAACAGATTAAAAAACAATTTGGAACTTATCTATCTCCAGACATGGTAGCTATGCTACAAAAGAATCCAGAGCTTCTTAAGCTAGGTGGTGAAAGAAAGGAGATGACGTTCTTGTTTACTGACATTATGGGCTTTACTCCTGTCTCAGAAGTATTTAAGAATAATGATGACCCTGAAGGTCTAGTAGAACTTATCAATACTTACTTAGATAAGATGACAAAAATTATCCTTGCTAATGGTGGAACCATAGATAAGTATATGGGCGATTGTATTATGGCATTTTGGAATGCACCTCTCCCTTGTAAGAACCATGCAGAGTTAGCTATTAAATCTGCGATAGAAATAGAACAAGCAACAGTAGAACTAAATAAACAATTTAAAGAACAAGGATTAGACTTACCGCCTATCAATGTAGGGACTGGAGTGAACTCCGGAATTTGTATTGTGGGGAATATGGGAAGTGAAACTAGGTTTGATTACTCAGTAGTAGGTGATGCAGTTAATTTATCAGCTAGACTTGAAGCAACTGCTGGTAGAAATGATTACAAACAATGGAAGATTATTATTTCTGAGTACACTAAAGAACTAGCGGGTGATGTTTTTGATTACGAAAAGATAGATAGTATTATGGTCAAGGGTAAATCAGAGCCAATTACCATATATTTCCCTCAAAATAAGGCTAAATCCTCGTAGAGCTACTCAGAGGCTCTCTAAGAACTTTTATTAAAAATCCAAAGGATATCATTACTAACATTAAAAGAATGTCTTACACGAGATTGTGTGAGGTCAATTTTTAAAAAATTAAGAAAATATTGCAGTAATAAGATTCTTTATTAAAAAAGCTAGACCAACTGCATTTAATATTATTAATGCCCTGTCTTTCCAAAGTAATCCTACGAACAACCAACCTGATACTCCTATAATAGATAAACTTAAATCATATAATTGCATACCTTCTACGCCTCGTAAAGACATAGCAGTTACAATTATAAAACTTGATATCCATTTAACATACCAAGACATATCTCCTTTCGGAGTAGCCGACTTAAATATCCTTTTGGAATTTTTTAATTCTTCTAAATCAAACTTCATTTGTTACTAAAGCATTAACTTCTCTTTCTAAAAACTTATGTAGAGGGTCTAACTTAGTCTTTGCGTTTCTAATAATATTTTTAATTATTTCTTTCTCACAAATTGGAAACACATTATCAACTTCATTCTCTGGAAGCATACTAAGTTCTGTCACTATTTTGTTTTCTCTGGTCAGTAATACTTTAAAGCTTATTAGGTTCGCTTCTTTCTGGCTCATTTGTATTCTCCAAGTTACTAAATGTAACTTTATCTTGTCGTCCTCTTAGCCCTGCTTTCATATAAGAAGTTGCTCGACCCTCAAAAAAGTTTTGATGTTCAACTCCCATTACTTCATCTATCCAAGTAAGAGGATTTTCTTTTTGATTGTAGTTAGTTTTAAGACCTAACTGTAAAAGTCTTCTATCTGCGATGTAACGATTATACTTATACATATCTTCTTTAGTTAATCCTTGAATGTTACCCATTTCAAAAACTAAATCTAAGAATTTATCTTCAAGCTTAACCATCTCTCGGCATATCTGATATATTTCTTTTTTAAATTCATCTGTCCATATATCTATATTTTCTTGTATAAATTGTCTGAATAATTTTGTCATTGCTTCTACATGCATAGATTCGTCACGAATAGAATATGTAACTATCTGTCCCATACCTTTCATCTTACCGAATCTTGGGAAGTTTAATAAGATTGCAAAGCTACTAAATAATTGTAACCCTTCTGTAAAAGCTGAATAGACTGCTAAAGTTTTAGCTATACTTTTCTTATCTTGTCTGGTTGTTTTAATATCATTGATGTACTCATGCTTGTCAGACATCTCTTCATATTCAGCAAAGGCTTTATATTCATTGTCTGGCATACCAACAGTATCAAGTAATAAACTGTAAGCATGTTGGTGAATAGATTCCATGTTAGCAAAAGAACCCATCATCATTCTAGCTTCTGGTTTCTTAAAGATACGCATGTACCTATCAATATAACCTGCACCTACATCTACATCTGATTGAGTAAACAATCTAAATATCTGTGTAAGTAAATTCTTTTCTACATCAGTAAGGTCTTGCCAATCTTTGACATCTGTATGTAAGGGTACAGATTCTGGCATCCAATGCATTTGGTTCTGTAAGACATAGTAGTCAAACATCCAAGCATCATCAAATGGTTTATAGTATTCTCTCGTTCCCAACAAGCTCATAATCTAGTTCTCTTAATATTTTAATATACTCTACTGCTTCTGCGTATTCTTTAAATAACTTATCAATAGTCTCAACCACATCAGGATGGTCAGCTACTGCAACTGGGTCACTAAGATATAATTTTAAATTAGTCTTAGCTATCGTTTTTTGTGCTTCATATTTTTTTTCTAAAGCTTTAAATAATTCTCCGTTCATTTACTCTTCCTCTTTTAATTTTTATCCTTGTCCTCTATATTTCTTCCAAGACCTCTTTTTGTTTTTATTCATCCGAGAAAAACCTACATTGTTTCTCCCGATAGAAGTCTTCTTACCTCTTGCTCCTGTTACTGGTTTATGTCCTGTTGTAAATTGTAGCTTTGATTTCTTAGGCATTATCCCTCACAAGCTATACAACCTTCATCTAGTTTTATCCTAGGTATTTTAACATTTACATTCTCAGCATTCCTAGCTGCGTTTGACCTAAAGTAATATAAAGATTTTAACTTACTAGCTCCATACCAATGCACATCATTTACATACTGCATGTATTCATCATGTACTGCTTGAGGTTCAGTAGCTTTAGGTAAAACAAAAAATAAATTTACTGATTGAGATTGACAAATAAAATCTTGTCTTTGATGTGCATGTTCTACAACCCAGATTTGATTTATTTCATTTGCTGTTTTAAATATTTCTTTTTCTTCTTCAGTTAATACTTTTAAATGCTGAACAGAACCATCTTGTCCGGCTATATCTTTCCATAACTCAGTTAATTTTTTACCTTTAATTCCTTTAACCTTAAAAAGTTTTTCAAGATATTTATTTTTCACTTGGTAGCTTCCGGATAAAGTTTTGTGCGTATAAACATTAGCACGGTACGGCTCAATCGAAGGAGATGTTCCGCCACAAATAATACTAGAAGAAGCATTAGGAGCAACAGCGAGAAGGTGAGCAAACCTAAACCCACTACCAGAAATATCAGGAGCTTCCCCCCTCGAATCAGCAAGTCTTTCAGAAGATTCCAAAGATTTTGTCTTGATGTGCTTAAACGCTTTATGATTAAATCCAGATGCATAGATACTTTCAAAAGGGATTTTTTTAGATTGAAGGTAGGCGTGAAACCCCATCGCTCCCAAGCCAATCGACCTTTCTCTGTAAGCTGAGTAAGCAGCTTTAGTAAAACCTCTTTTACCTTTTCGTATGTATTTTTTAAACCTTTTAAAATTTGCATTATATTCTCCTAGTTTTTCTGTATCAATAGCATTATCAATAAAGTGTTGTAATACATTATCTAACATTGTTATTAAATCTGCAATAAAAAAAGAATCTTTTGACCATTCATCAAAGTGTTCTAAATTAACTGAAGACAAACAACAAACAGCTGTTCTTTCTTCATCTGTTGGTAAAGTTATTTCAGAACATAGATTACTTTGTTTAATTTCTAAGCCTAAGTCTTTTTGTTTTTGTGGTAAAGCTTCGTTACACTTATCTATATTGACAATGTAAGGCTCTCCTGTTTCAGCACGAGCATTTATTATTTGCCACCATAGTTCTCTGGCATTAATAATTTTAGTTGGCTCATTTGTTTTAGGGTCTATCAATCTCCAATCAGCATCTTCTTCTACTGCTTTAAGAAATTCATTATTAATATTAACTCCATTGTGTAGGTTTAAACATTTTCTATTTATATCTCCACCGGATTCTTTTCTCATATTTATAAACTCTTCAATCTCAGGGTGCCAAACATCCATGTATGCTGCGTAACTTCCTCGTCTTGTTACACCTTGATTAAAGGCTAACATCTGTGAGTCTACAACATGCATAAAGGGGATTGAACCAGTAGACTTACTACCGTGAGCAGTAGATATACCATTACTACGAACGTCTCCCCAGTATCCACCGATACCTCCACCCGAGCTTGCCAACCAAATGTTCTCATCATAATGAGATGAAAGACCAGTCCTACTGTCAGGTACATAATTAAGGAAGCAGCTAATAGGAAGCCCACGCTTGGTTCCCCCGTTACTAAGTATAGGGGTGCTAAACATAAACCAACAGCGGGAACTGTAGTTATAAAGTCTTTGAGCGAGTTCAAAATCTGTGACACCTTTGAAGGTGGCTCCGAAGACGGAGGCTCTTGCGAATGCTTCTTGTGCATGTGTTTCTTCTCCTGTGAAATATCTATCTTTTAAAGTATCTAAACTAAATTTATCTAAAATTTTTTCATTGTCGTAATCTATTTTTATACCTAAGTATTCTTTTGTTCCTATTTTATCTACCATTATTATCCTTTTTTATATAAGGGTCTGTGCCGTCGTGAATGTATAATAATATAATTGCATAGTGTAATATCTTCATAATATCTTTTCTATTATAACCATTTTTATTGCCGTATCTTTTAGCATATTTAATTATATTACCAATACTAAAACCTACTCCGTGTCCTGCATCTATAATAATATCTGTAGCTTGATATTTATTTATAGCATAATGTTGTTTGTATGTATCATCAATATAATCTTTTAGTTCTGCTATTAAATCATCTTCATTAAATTTATACATTTGGGATTCCTAATTCTTTTAATGTTATATCTGGGTTTTTCTTTACTTGTTTATAAAACCAACGCAATGAGTAAGCACTCAACATAAATCTATTGTTAGCATAGATGTGAGTTTGCTCTGGTAAAAATTCTTTCAAGTTCTTTAAACTAATCCTAGTAGCATCTTCTCCTTCTGGAACCATTGATTGCAACCATTGAATTAATAGTTCTTCGCTTTTTCTTCTTAATCTTTTTGCTTTTTTTCCATTCATAATAATTCCTCTACATTAGGTTCCTTAACTATCTTGGTAAAATATACTGGTCCTTTAGCATATTTAAAAACACGAAGACCCTTTCCATCATTGGAAGAGGCTCGACATGTAAATTTATATGGGCAGAAAGTACACTCTCTAGGTAACTTCATGTTACCAGACTGACCTTCCGGTACTGCAGTAAAGCAATAATCAGGTGGAGAATCCGACTTGATAATTTTTTTTACTCTATCTATTTTAGACTTTATATTAGGTTTGTCAAGGTCTTGGGGACGAAACAAGGCTAATTCTCCTGTCTCTTTATTGAATGCTAAAAATCCACCACCGTTTGTCTTCTCTGCTTCTTCATATCCGGCAAGCTGAGCCATGTATCCAAAGGTATCTTGCTCTGCTAGTGTGCCTTCTCTAAACTTTCTAAAAGAATAACCAGAAGCAGTCTTAATATCTACTACTTCTCCATCAATTTTACAGTCCATGTGTCCCTTAATACCTTTAACAGATACGGCTTTTTGCTCAGCTGTAACTCTATGTCCTGCAAGTTTAATAAAAAATATTAGTAACACTTCTAAGATATGTCCATATAAAAATTTAATAAAGGTAGAGGGTTGCAACTCAGAATCTTTATCTTTCTCTTCGTGCATGTCGTACCACAGCTGCCTTTCAGGCTTACCGATGTTAGACATTCTTAGTGTTTGAGTAGTTGCTTTGTTTCTTTTTAATGGAGTAGCCCACTCCTGTACACAACTAGCAATATCAACACCTAATTCTTCTATTAATTTCTTAGGTATTTTAATTTTTTCACCGGCAGAAAGAACTCCGATAGTGCTATAGATATCTTCTACTAAGGTATCTAAATTTTTATTTCTTTTGCTCATCTTCTATTTCCTTAAAAGCTTTGATAACATCAGATGAAAATAGCTTTTGTAAATTAACTAACCACATTCTACTAGCATTGTGGTCTCCTCCGGCTACGGTTTTAAAACTATCTAGTTCTTTAACTATAGTTCTTAAAACTTCAGTATGAAATACTAAGGTACAGTATTCTTTATCGCCGACACAAAGATGATGAAACCAATAGTCTGATTCAGTTGCTTCAATACCAGAAGGTTTACCATAGCTTTCATATTCAATAGCTATGTTTCCAGTATCCATCCACATACCTCTTTCAGATTTGACTTCTATTCGTTTATTACATAGCATCTCTGCTACTTTGTCTTCTCTGATACTACCGAACTTTAAATCTATATCAAATTTCTTCCGGTCTTTTTTAGTGGGTTTCACTCCAATTGTCTCCTACTTTGAATTCACCATCAAGAGGACAACGCATGTTAAAATACTCTCCGGCATCTCGAATACTTTGTACTGCTAATTGTCCTGCTTGATTGGCTTGAGAATCTTTAACTTCTATCTGCCATTCATCGTGAATATTTGCCACAAATTTAAAATCAATATTACAAGTTTTAAGTTTATCATTTAAAAGTACCAAAGCTTTTTTCATTACTATGGCTCCTCCTCCTTGTAATAAAGTATTTAAAGCGGCATGTTTATGTCTTAAAAATATTTTTCTTCCGTCTAATCCTTTGAGGAAGCCTTTGCTAGCTGCTCGGTCAACTCTCGTCTTAAGAGACTTAAGTGTTGGTAGACTATTAAGAAACTGTTCTCGCAGCCGTTTACCATCTCTTCTATCTCCTTCAATGATGCTTCCAATTTTTTCATCTCCGGCACCGTATATAAGTGCATAGATGAAAGTCTTAGCCTCATCTCTTGATTTAAGACCAGCAAACTCTCTATTAGTTGTGTGAATGTCTCCGTTGATAATTTCATTTATGTACTCCTTATCTGACATATAGTGGGCTAACATTCTTAATTCTAATCCTGAAGCATCAACGCCCACTAGCTTATAACCTTCAGCCACTATCCAACAAGCTCTGCATTCCTTACCATAAGGACTGTAAACAGCAGGGACTTGAGCCATGTTTGGATTTCTGTGTGTCATTCTACCTGTAATGGCACCTGTAGATATTACTGCTCCATGTACACGATTATCAGGTTTCAAACTATCCAACCAAGATTCAATTTGTCCTACTCTTTTTTGTATTAATAGATATTCAGCTATTAATTGAGCTTCTTTTATATGTGATATTTTACTTAATGTTCCCTCATCTACAATAGGTTGTCCAGTTGGAGTAAATCTTTTTGGCTTCCAACCAAAGTCTATTAGATATTGTCCTATCTGTTGACGAGACCCTAAGTTAAATTCTTTAAGTTCTTTTCTAGTGAAAGGAGTAATATCATTATCAGCTACTCGCTCTTCATATTCTATAGTAGTTAAACCTGACTTAGATAAAGTACCATCTTTTTTTAACTTAGGTGTAACCTCTTTAATAGGAACCCACTTAGGTTTAAAAGTATCATGTACCTCATCTTCTACTTCTTTCTTTCTCTGATTCAAAGAACTTAATAATTCCATGGCTTGTCTTTCATTAAAAAGAAAACCATTTAGTTCTTGTTGTGTTAGTATTTTTGTTATTTCATGCTCTATTTCTACTGATTCTTTAGCAAAACCCACCCCATCTTGCCTAAGTTTCTCTAAAACTTTCTTGTTTAACCTCACATCTTGGACACAATAATCTAACATTGAGTCACTGTATTCATCAAACATAGGAGCAGTTGACTTAGGGCAGTTGAGTTTCCACCCCCACTTTTCTAGGCTATGCCCACCCTCACGAGTAGGGTGTAGCAATCTTGATAGGGTCAAAGTATCAATGATTCTAACATGTTCAGATAAATCAACATGTTTGATTCTAGCTATAGCAGGAATATCAAAACCTATGATGTTATGCCCAACCAATACATCAGCAGATTTTAAAAACTCAATGCCCTCGTCAATTTGAGAAGGTTTAAAAGTATAAACATTATCTTGATTATCAATAGCAACAATGCACCAGATTACAGATGCAGGTGGTAGGGTTTCTACTTCCCCTTCTTCATTCTTAAAAGAAGATTCCCAAAGTAAACCGTTTGTTTCTATATCAAATACTAATTCCATTAAAATTCTATCGAGGCTTGATTATCTTCAACATCAAGTTCTGTGTCGAAGCCCTCAGATAATCTCCCTGTTTCTTTGTCGTACAGTAAGTGAGTAGCTACCCCAACATCACCAGTATATCTTGATTTTAATATTCTTAATCGAGTTGTCCTAGCTTCATCAGGGTCGTCTGATTGTTGATTTCTTTCTAAGGCTATCACACAATCACTAAGTTGTCCAATGCTATTTGAGCCTCGTAAATGTGATAATGAAACTTCAATACCATTCTCATGTCCCTTGTTACCATCAACTCTTCTTAGGTGTGAGACTAAAATTAAACCGGCATTGGTTTCTTCAACCAAACTTCTAAGCCTAGTCATAATATTATCAATGGCTCTTCGTTCATCTCCTTCGCCTAAAGCACTGACAAGCATGTGTAGGTGGTCTACTACTACCCATTTACAATCACAACCAACAATCAAGTATCTAAGTTTAGCAAAGATATCATCTATCTCATTGGTGCCGAAGTGAGCATGAATGAAAACTCTATCGTCTTCAAAGACTTTATCAAACATATCCATTAAAGTATCTTCATCAAACTTATCTCGTTCTTGGTCAACATACAAACGAGCGTCTGCTTCGATAGACAAGACACCATCTACTGTTCTTCGCCAATCTTCTTCTAAGGCTATGATACCTACATTGTCTTCGGTGTTTTTAATTAACCAATGTTCTAGCTCACGAGTTACACTAGACTTACCTAGTCCTGTGCCACCAGTAAGAGTAACTAACTCGCCCTGTCGAAGCCCGTAAAGTTTTTGATTCAATCCTTCCCAAGGGTAAGGTATGCTTTCTTTACGAGGGCGGTCTAAGAATTGGTCTTTCTTTTCTGATACTCTAATGATACCGCCGGGTGTAAAAACTTTAGCGTCCCACCAAGCTGAAGTAAACTCTTTGTATTTACCTTTAACCAACATATCGTTAGCGTCTTTGTAACCATTAGGTAGTGTTACTATCTTAGCTTTGCCCGGTTTTAAAATGCTAGCAACTTTCTTCGCTGCTTCCATGCCTTGTTTATCTTTGTCAAAACAAAGCACAACATTATCAAAACTTTCTACATACTCTAAGTTTTCTTTGATGTCTCTAACCGCTCCTGCCGCTCCTTTGATAATAGAAACGACAGCCCACTTACTACCCAGTAACTCGTAGGCTGCCATCGCATCACACTCTCCCTCAGTAATCGTTAGATACTTCCCACCTTCTTTAAAGAGTTGTTGTCCAAACAGACCAACTCCTTGTGGGCTTACATCATAGCTAAACTTTTTATCTCTGACATACCTTATCTTATTAGCAGTCAGCTCATTGTTTATGTACAACGGATAGATGTGCTGAGCTATCTGCCCTGCACTATCATAAACTGTTTTAACTCCATACTTTTCAGCAGTCTCTCTAGCTATACTTCGGTCTGTAAGTTTAGCAAAGACTCCGCCATGAACATTAAGTTCTCTTACTGTTTTCGTCATACTATTATTCTTCTTCGTTCCTGTGTCTTCTACCCCTTTCGGAAAAAATTCATCGCAACTAAAGCATTTAGCTGAGCCATTTTCATTTACTGACAAAGCGTCGCTTGAGCCACAAGCCGGACAAGGCAAATGACAATCTTTAAATTTTAAATCTGATTCCATCTTTGACCCTCAAAAAAATAGGGTATCCGAAGACACCCCATTTATATTTAATGCTGAGTAATATTAGGATACATTACCCAAAAACTCATAGTTAGCTTTTCTCTTCCGCTACTTCAGTTTCAGCTTCGACTTCTTCTTCCTCTTCGGTTTCAGTAGCCGGCTCTTCTGTCTTCGCCTCAGGACAACCCTTCAAAAGGTCTTCTAAGTTTGCTCTATGAGTGCGGCTCGCAAAATCTAATGCTTCAAGTATGACTTGCAAGTTACCAACTTTATTTACCATTACAGTTGCACTGGTTTTTTTCTGTTGGTCTGCAATCAAATTGATATCATAATTAGTTGCTTCGCCTTTATCGTTTCTAATACTAATAACCATTAGAATTCTTCTCCTCCTTCGATGGCTTCAAATTCAGAGCCATCTCCTGATTTATATTGCACTAAGTCAATAACTTGCATAGCTTGGAAATCCAAACCTTTGAAGTCTCCATACTTATTAGAAGTCTCCCACTCATTGTATTGGACTCTAACCTTAGAGCCGTTACCAACAAGTTCATCTATTGGATTTTTATTGCCATCTAAAAGTTTAGGTGGTTGTCTAACCATTCCGTTAGGACCATTCACCTTTCTTTTAAAAGTTATTGCTTTTCCAACAACCTCGTCATTCATAGTTATCTCTTTTACTTTATAACCACGAGATTCAAAGTCGTTGGCAACTTCGTCACTAACCACTAAGTCAACTGTATACACAGGCTCAAACTTAGTGTTAGGTGTCGTTACACTAGCCCAGTAGGCTATTCCTTCTTGTATTGCCATAATCAATTTCTCCTTTTGGCTTGTTTACATATCAAATTATGCATGTCTAAATTAGTTTGTCAATAGAATTTATGACATTTGTTTAACTATTTCATACAGGGAAACAGTTCCCTCATTCAATAGTGTTACTTTATACTTACTGTGTAAAAGTTCTACCGAGTAAGTCCAGTTTAAATCGTCTTGATTTTTAACCACATACCTATCAAACTTTTGGAAGTTATCTTTATCTAAAATAATAGTTTGCTTCATTAGTTTACATTTATTTTGAAAGGCATGGAACAATTTTGAGCAGTTGCGTCAGCAAAATATAAACTGTTCAGATACCTAATGGTTGGTCTTCTTAAATTAGTTGGTGGATTAGATTCAAATTCAACATTATAAACTTCTCCATCTTTTAAGTCATAGATTACTCTAAAGGCAACTGACTTTTTCAAACTAACATTCTGTATGAAGTAAGAATAACTCCTATTTTTTACCGGTTGAGGACAAGCCACAGGCTCGGTAACGACTTTATCCACTTCATTTGATACCTCATAAGGGGTCTCAATTTCTTGGTCTGCTAGAGCCTCATTTTCAGAAACTATTTCTGCGTCTATTCTTGAAGATAAAACTTCAAACTCTGATTCAGTTTTACTAGCTAGGGCTTCTACTGAAAGATGTAAGTCAGCTAAGTCTGCTCGTAAGTTCTTAGCTTCTGTGTCCATTACTTCAGCAAAGATTTCTAAGTTTCTTAATTTATTGGTAGTCCATGCTTTAGACTTATTAAGATTCTCAACTTCTTCTACCACTACATCTACAGAGCTTTGCAAATTATTAACTTGCTCTGTCATATTTACTACAGAAACTTCTAAATCCTGTAGTTCTGCTAACGAATTTTGTAAATCATCAGTTACTCTTTTAAAACCAAAGTAACTAAGAGTTACAATAACAATAGTTATTAAACTAAATATTAATATATTTCTCATATTTTCTCCTTTCATTAGTTTAGTCTCGCTCTCCTCTCTCTTCTCCTCTCTTCAACATAAAGCCTAACTAATAAACTTTTATTAGCCTCTATGTAGTCATAAAAACTTTTTTGTGTTTCTACTTCATTGTATATTAAACAGTCGTAACAATACTCGTCAAACTTTTTACAAAAGAAAATGTCTATCCTTTTCATCTTATCCAACACTTATAGCCTGTGCAATCTTCAAGAGCTTCGCCACAAAACTCACAACAATTTGCTAATTCTTCTTCGGTTATAAAGTTTTCTTCCAAAAAGGAAAGACCACCCTCGCCATAATCCAAATTGCGTCCAATGTTAGACGAGGGAGTCTTAGTTTTTGTCATTTCTTTTTTAGTCTTATCAACTATTTCTGTTACGACTTCATTACATAAATCAATAAATGGTTTCATAGTTACTCCTGTTTAAGATTCTCCAAACGATATTGCACAGAGCTAACCTGATACTGTTCCCAATCTTCATAGCCCTCAAACTTCCATTCACTAGTGCTAGTTTCTTTAGCAATCTCTATTGCTTCTGCACCTGTATTAGCTTCAAGGGTAATGCTGTACCTTGCCGGTTGGGTAGCTGTTATAGTAAATTTAGTCATCTTATCTCCTTAAAATAATTACAAGAGTGGGCAGTTGGGTTAATACTTGGCTTGAGTGTTTAACAAGTCTCATTTAACTGACCTCGTGAATCTTGTCAGCACCAAGTAGATAGTTCATTAACTGCTAATTTCCCTATCAACCCTCGCACTCATGTTAAATCGTGGCTAAGACACTCATAAAGGAATAAATAAAAAATTTAAGTAATGTTTCCTTAGATTGTCCTAGCCACAAACTCATAATTAGTTTAGTTTTCTTTGGGCTTCATTAGCCATTTGTTCTAACTGTGCTTCTGAAATAGCATCAGCACACAAGTTCTCCATAAATCCAATCGCAGATTTAATAATCCTTTCATCTGTAACTGGCACAGGCTCAGTCAATAGTTCTGCTTCAACATGGTTGAATAGGTCTATCAACAAATCTTCTCGTTCACTAAAAACATCTAGCCCTGCTAACACATAAGCTATATGTTCTTGTATTTGCTCATTAATATAATCTTCCATTATTCTACCTTAAAGTTTTTTGTTGCTCTTGTCAAATTTTTCTGACTTATTTTTTCTACCATGATTAATTACTGTTATAACCCACACAAAGTAAGCCATGATTATGAGGATAGCAACACCCATAACAAAGTTAAATATGTCAGTCATCATCATTCACTTCCTCATTTAAACCTACCATAAAACCTGCTGTCTGTTCAGCGTGTGGTGGAATCATAATAGTAGATAATAGTAAAATTGCTACTTCTACTTTCTTTGAATCTTCCAAACTAGAAAGACTATTTATTAAAGTTAATATATCTTTATCAGTCATCATTCACTTCCCATAAAAAAGACTACATAAAAAACAACTAAGACCAACAAAGGTATCTTAGTGTATAGGTGGTATTTAATATTGTTGTTATAAACCCACTCATCAAGTTTAGTTAGCTTACCTTTCATCATTCCCCCCTTTTTTGCTTGTTCTTACATCTATGTATTTATGCCAATCTTTTTCAGGAATAATATATTCGACCATAAACTGTAAAACCTTTTTGTTTTTGGTGTTTTCTAAAGCCACTAAAGTTTCATAAAAACAAGAAGTATCTCCTGTTTCAAAACCATTTTTAATATCTTCGTAAATTTTATCTGCAAGTGATATTTTAATTTCTTTAATTGTCATTCACTCCCCCATGTTTCTGATTCAATAAATTCAACAACTTTATTTCTAAGTTTACATATTTCTTGCCATTGTTTGTGTTCGCAATCAATATTTTTTACTCCATACTTTTCAAGTAAATCATAAAAATCATCTTGAAACCTTATAAAATTATCGTCTGTCATTTCATTAGCTGACATCATTCACTCTCCCAATCGTATAAATGACCATCAATATCTCCGTTATACATCATGTCTATGAAATCTGAATAAGTAACTTGTTTTTGCCAAACAACTTTTTGTTTTTCTAATTTATTCTTGTCGTCAAAGTTATTGGTTAGCCAAACTCCATTGGGATAAAAAGTAAAGTGTGTTTGCAGTCCAAATTCATCTTTATCAAATGCTTCCCAAAGTTTTTCGGAGTTATCGTAGTGCCACCTATATATACACCAACCTGAAATTAAAGGCTCTTCATTTTCCTTAATTAAATCAAATCTATTACCTTTCATCATGCACTCTCCCTGTTGTAAACTCAACACCTAGTTCAGTTTCTATAACACTTTCAAGCTCAACACTTTCAAGGTCATGGTCTTTTAAATGATAGAAAATTACTTCCTCATTATCGTCAAACTTCTTTAACTTTTCTCTAAGTTTTTTAACTGTCACTGTCATAATTCTCTCCCCCAAATTTATCTTCATAAAAATAAACTATAGCTACTACACCTTTAGTCGCACAATCTCGCACACTAAAGTCCACATCAGAAAACTTGTCATCAAGTCTTTTTAATAACTCGTATTCAGTTAATTTTTCTACTTCTTTTATACTCATTTTTATTTTCCTTAAAATAATTAATATAAACATTAAAACATAAATTAAAAACAAAAGTCAAATTTTTTTAACAATTAATTTAACTTATTACTTTATAGACTATATAGCTAAACAGTAAAGAACAGTAAAGAATATAAAGATAACTATTGAGAAACTAAAAAGAATACTATATAATCTCTATAGACTATATAGGTTTATAGTCTTGGTAAGGGCAACTTAATTTTACCGAATTCGATATAGCCCTTACAGTCTAGCCCTAAAGAATTAATTTTTTTTAGGGCTAAGTTTTCTACCCTAAGTGTTATTAGTTTAAGTTATGTTTAAAACTTAAATATATAAATACTACTTATGCCTAGCTTTAATTTAGCTTCTAAGAAGTTTTTTTAAAATGGTCATACCCTAGTATTAAAAAACTAAATAAATACTTTTGTCATATTTCTTGACACAATAATATTTATTTGCTAATGCAAGTTGATTGTTCCATGTAGAACAAAATTAAAATACTTCTTGCAATAATAAAATAAATATGTTTTAATTTAAACTAATTATTTAAAAGGATTAAAAATTATGAGAAATCTTTATAATAAAATTAAAACTTTAAAGCAGTATGAAAATGCTGAAGCTAATGATGTGTGTGAATTTGGTCTTGACCTGTTTCACAATTTTGAAAAATCATGTGATGAAAATAATATTCATGATAACTTTGAAAAAGAATTAAGCAACTTGCAACAAGACGCAGAAAATTTTTTAGAAGTTATTGCAAGATATTTTCAAGGTGGATTTTACCCCAACTTTGAAGCAGAGGATTTAGTTTTGGCAACGATACTGCATAAGAAATTCTAAGTAAAAATAATACCCTTTTATTATTTTCTGAAGTCCTCATTAATTTGGGGACTTTATTTTTCCAAGTCTATGAAGTTGTAGAAACTAAAAAAAACCCTCTAATTAAAGAGGGCTATAAAACTTTTAAAGTTTTTAAGGGTATTATATTTTATATTCATCTGCCAAACTAAATAATAATATTGAATGATAATAATTATGTAACGGCTCAGCTAAATAATTATCAATAATAACTCTATCAATATTAATAACTTTATTTCTTTTAGTAGTAGTAGTCTTAATAATATAATTACCTTTAGCATGATAATAAGTTTTATAGTCTTGGTTAGTCATTTTTATTTACTCCTTTTATATTAATTGATTATTTTCACATCTTTGATTTCTTCTTCTAATAATAAAATCATATAAGCCATGAAGTTCCAATAGTTCTCACATATTCTATCTTCTTGAACACTTGATAAGTCATATTCTACTGACCCCATATTTTTTGCTAATTCTATAATATCGCAATATGAATGAGGAATATGGATAGCCAAACCACTCAACCACTCAGCGATAACATTTTGCTTGGTATCGTTTCTAGTTCTTCCAACTTTCCATCCATATTCTGAATTAAATCTATCAAATAGATATTTAATCTTTTCTTCTCTTGATAGGTTTTTACCAATCAAAGAATCTTCATCATCTAAACAAGCAAGAATATAATTCTTATAGTTCTCTTGGTATTTTGTATAATGTAATTTACTCATAATTTATTTACTCCTTTTATTTAATTCTTTTTTAGCTTCTTTTAATCTTCTATTTTCTTCCTCAGTGTTAAGAATTTCAAACATATTTAAAGCCTTAACCATGTTTTTCAATTCCCATGTTGCTATATTTTTTATATTAATCATTTTTATTTACTCCTCTAAAGTCTTATAACTTTCTCTAGTTAAAGAATGTTTAAAATAATCATAACCCTCAGAGCTACACATATACATTATCGGTTCATGCCTAAGCTTTGGGTATGCTTTGAAAAAGTTTTTAAATGCTTCCTCAAACTCAATTGTATTTGGTAATTTAATCTTTACATTATCCATTTTTATTTACTCCTTTTGTTTAAATCTTTACCATTCATAACTTGATGAATTCTTATCTGTTTTTACTAAAAACTCCATTTCTACGCCCTTTTTAACTATGTTACCATCTTGGAAATTTACATATATTGAGGGGAAAGAATCAAGCACAAGAAACCTTTTAATTCTGCCCTTTCTAATTAAGTCATAAAAATAGTTGTATAGTTCTCTTACAGTTTCAAATTGTGAACAGTATTCACCACCATAACATTTATCATTACCATTTTTATCAATCGTAATAACACAATTAATTAAATTTTCTTTTTTCATTCTACTTTTTCTCCTTAAATCTTTCTAAATAATTAAATCTTAATTGACCTAAATATTTATAGACTTCATCATAAGTTATAAATTCATCATAGTGAATTTCAATACCATTAGAATCAAGCAACCATAAAGAAAAAGTATCACTATCTAAATTATGTTCAACAATATATTTATTAATAAGTATATTGTCATTATTTTCATCTATATATAAAAACATATTTACTCCTTAAAGGTTATTTAATTACAACCTTGATTATTATTATGCATATATAAATATTTATTGCAACTTTTTAATGCTGTACATTTATACAGTAGTTACAGGTAAAAAAAACCCCCAAATTAATGGGGGTTTAAAAGGGTAGCTTTAAAAGTTAAGACAGGGCTTCTGCTTTAAGTTTTAATGCTTCTCTAGTTTCTGCGAATAGTGTCAGTCTAGTTACAACTTCCACTTCGCCGAACATAGTTTTATCACTATTATCGTAATAACTTCCCTTTAGACCTTTACAATCGCTTAAGTCATTATAAGTAATTGTGATAGTCATACAATACGACGCACTTCCATCTTCTAGTCTTCTCTTCTTAATCTTGCTTTTAGTTATATCCTCAACTCTGTGTATACTAGTTTTCATATTTTTTCCTTATTTTGCAGACTGCGTTATTGCCGTCTTGATTATTAATATACACAAATGGGTTTTAATTGCAACTTTTTAAGACAATAAATACATTTAATTTTTTTTCGCCCACTTTCTAAACTTAACAATGCCTATGTTCATGGTTTGTTAAATCTGAATTAATAATATAGACCTACCAAGCTTTGATGGTCTTTAAAGTTTCTAAAGTATAGAGTTATTGCTGTTTAGATTATGAAAGTCTGAGAAGTTTATAAAAGTCTGTTAAGTTTTTTGAAGTCTTTGAAGATTAATTTACAGACTCTAAAGACCTCTGTATGCTTGTTAAGTCTTACCTCATGGTCTTTGAAGTCCTCTGAAGTTCTCTGAAGTCCTCGTACATATATATAAAGGCTCTGAAGTCCTTTAGAGATACCCCCTGCCAGAGCCACCCCCCCGTACCCGTGTATATATGTAGTGCTTCTACATTTTTAGAAGTTTTGAAGTGTTAAGACAGTAGGTTAGTTCGGCTCCAGTGTAACTTATCAGGGCTTAATAAACCTTGGGAGAGTATCTGAGGGGGATTGTTGAGACTTTAGAAGTAGTTTTTCTGGGTTACTATTTAACCCCGGCGACCTACAATGTTATTATACACTTGGTTTTTGTTTTTGTCAATACCTAATCCTCATTATTGGTATTTTAAATTAACTCTTGACAAAACTTGAGAAAGTTCTATAATAAGATATATGAGTAATTTACCAGCTAATAGAAAATTAACCGATAAACAACAATTGTTTTTAGATAATATCCTTGAAACGCAAGGAGATTTAAAACTATCTGCGGAACTTGCTGGATACTCAGGAAATCACTACCAAGTAATAAAGAGTTTAAAAGAAGAAATAGTCGAATTAGCCTCGAATGTACTTGCAAGGGAAGCACCTAAAGCAGCTTTTAAGCTTGTTGAAGTTATGACAGCTGCAGATGCCATACCTCAAGCCAATGTAAAACTACAAGCTGCTCAAACAGTTCTTGATAGAGTTGGACTAGGGAAAACAGAAAGGGTTGATGTCAACCATAATGTTCAGGGTGGAATCTTTATTCTCCCTGAAAAACAAACTATAGACGTAGAATATACTGAACAAGAATTACAAGAAGGAGAATTATAATGTATTTTGGCTGGGAAGATATGGTTAATTGGTTTAAGAATTTATTTAAGTTTACTAAACCAAAACCTAAGAAAAGAAGAAATGTTAAAAGGAATACTAAAAAAAGGTCTCAAAAGACTAAGTAAGTTTTATAAAAAATTATTTAAAACATTAAAATAAAAAAGAGGAAGCATGAATTTTTGGGAAAAAGTTGGTAATTTCTTTGGCTGGGTAAAAGTTAGAACCCGTGATGCAAACGGTAGATATATAGCTGACGATAAAACTACAGCAAAGAATGAAGCCTATACAATGGTACATAAAGATTTAGTCAAGAAAAAGAAATAAAATGGCTTTATTAGGAAAAGAAGACAAACCGCTAAAGGTAAAAAGTGGAACCTTTTTAGGTAAAGGCTCTAAACAAAGACCAATTAAAGATAGAAAAAAGTTTGAAGAAAACTGGGATGCTATCTTTAGTAAAGGCACGAAGTCGAAAGACTGAGTCAGCGTAAGAGGTTTTCCAGATGTTTTATTCCATCTTAATGTCTGGAAGACCCAGCTTTTAAGATTATGAAAGACATACCAAAAGATTACCTAGTAAGAAAAAGTCACACTATTCCTTTTGGTTACGAACTAAGTGACATCGAGGGTTATCTAAAACCCATACCTAAAGAACTCAAAGCCTTAAAAAAATATCTACAAGGCGTTAGCGAACAGAAGTATTCTCTAAGAGAGGCTGCTCGTTTAATTACTCAAGAAGCAGGGCGTAGCATTTCTCATGTTGCCCTCAAGAATTATCTAGATTCAGACCCTTCACTAGCTGAACAACACAAAAAGAAAATTGCTCAGCGTAAAAAGAAATTAGCCAAACAAAAAAAAGCTTTATATAATAAAGAGCAAACTATTAAAGCTCAAGAAGAAGTTATTAAAAAAGCTACCGAACAAACAACTTCTAATGTTGTTACTGAAAATAAATTATCTGAAGTACCTGAAGATGTTCAAGAACAGTTAAAAGAAGCTAATGTTGTTTTTCATGCCAATGAAGGACCACAAACAGATTTCTTAGCTGCCGATGAAAAAGATGTACTCTATGGCGGAGCTGCTGGTGGTGGTAAATCTTATGCCATGCTAGTTGACCCTCTTAGGTATGCTCATAAAAAAGCTCATCGTGCTTTAATATTAAGAAGGTCTATGCCAGAACTTCGTGAGATGATTGATAAATCTCGTGAACTATATCCTCAAGCATTTCCCGGTGCTAAATTTAGAGAAGTAGAGAAGTTGTGGAATTTTCCTAGTGGTGCTAAAATAGAATTTGGGTTCTTAGAACGAGATGCCGATGTGTATAGATACCAAGGTCAAGCTTATTCTTGGATTGGCTTTGATGAAATCACACATCTACCTACGGAGTTTAGTTGGAATTATCTTGCTTCTCGTCTAAGGACCACCGACCCTTCCATTAAAACTTACTTAAGATGTACAGCTAACCCCGGTGGAGCCGGTGCGTCTTGGGTAAAGAAAAGATATATTGAACCCCATGAAGATAATAAATCCTTTTTAGGCTCAGATGGTCTAACCAGAAAGTTTATTCCGGCTAAATTAGTAGACAACCCTTACTTAGCTAAAGATGGTGTTTATGAACAGATGCTTAAATCTTTACCACCTATTCAAAGAAGACAATTACTAGAAGGAAACTGGGATGTAGCAGAAGGCGCAGCCTTTGTAGAGTTTGATAATACTAAGCATATTGTTACTCCTTTTCAGATTCCTGTACACTGGGAAAGGGTTAAAGGGATTGACTATGGATACGCAGCTGAGTCTTGTTGTTTATGGGGTGCTATTGATATAAATGATGGAACTTTAATAATATACCGTGAATTATACAAAAAAGGCTTGACAGGTGAAGAATTAGGCAGTATAATAGGGAATATGGAACTTGAGGACCCTTTATCGGTCCCGGGTGTATTAGATACTGCCGCATGGGCTAGAACCGGTACTACTGGTCCTACTGTTGGAGAAGCCTTAGTTAAGGCTGGTCATAAATTAAGACGAGCTGATAAGAACAGGATTCAAGGTAAAATTCAAATACATGAGTTCCTGAAAATAAAAGAAAACGGTAGACCAAGGTTACAGATATTTAATACTTGCCCAAATCTAATACGAGAATTACAGTCCATACCTTTGTCTAAAACTAATCCGGAGGATGTAGATACACATGCTTCGGACCACGCTTATGATGCTCTACGTTATTTAATAATGAGCAGACCAAGAGTGGATAGTCCGTTAGAAAGAATTAGAGGACTAAAGAGAGAGATGCATCGTCCTGCTGATTCAAAATTTGGATATTAAGGTAAATGGCAGACAACGAAAATACATTTTTAAATGCAGACAACATTTATGAGGATGTTGAAGGCGAAGCTGGAAAGAATTTAACTTTAGAGCTAGACCAGAAACAAAACTTAGTTGGTATTATTCAAAGCCGTTTTTTCCAAGCCGAAGAAGCTAGAAACTCTGATGAAAAAAGATGGTTACAATCTTATGAAAATTACAGAGGTCTTTATAATAAATCAGTTAAATTTAGAGATTCAGAAAAATCTAGAATTTTTGTCAAGATAACTAAAACAAAAGTCTTAGCATCTTTTGGACAATTAGTAGATGTTATTTTTGGCACAGGTAAGTTTCCGATTGGTATTCAAGAAACTAAAATACCTGAAGGTGAATTAGAACATGCTCACCTAGATATAAATAATCCTCAAGTTGGTCTTGAAAATTCTTTACCAGACGATATAGGTAATAGAATTGATAACCCTTATGATGTAGGTTATGAAGGTGATGGACGTACTTTAAATCCGGGAGCTACTTTTGGTAAGGGTATATTCAGTGAAACTTTAGAAGATTCAGTTGAAGATAATTTAGTTGAAGGACTTAAACCAAATCCACAAGTTTTAGAAATCTCTCCGGCACAAAAAGCTGCAAGAAGAATGGAAAAACTTATCCATGACCAAATAGATGAATCTAATGGTTCTTCAGAATTAAGAAGTGCTTTATTAGAAGCATCTTTATTAGGCACAGGAATAGTTAAAGGACCATTTAATTATAATAAAAAGTTAAATAAATGGGATATGGGTGAAGATGGAGCAAGAAACTATAACCCATTAGAAGTTAGAGTACCAAGAATAGAATTTGTTAGTTGTTGGGATTTTTACCCAGACCCTTCTAGCACTAGTATAGAAGAATGTGAATATATTGTTCATAGACATAAAATGAACAAATCACAATTAAGACAGCTTCGTAATATGCCTTACTTTAATGAAGATGCTATTAGAAACTGTTTAACTGAAGGACCTAACTACACAGAAAAAGATTTTGAAAGTCAATTAAAAGATGATACTAGAGTTGATGAATACCAAAGTAATTTTGAAGTTCTTGAATATTGGGGTATTATGGATGCCGAATATGCTAGAGAAGTTGGTATTGAATTAGATGATAGTATAGATGATTTAGATGAGGTACAGATTAACGCATGGGTTTGCGGTAATCAACTACTAAGAGCTGTAATAAATCCATTTACACCTTATAGATTACCTTATCATGCTTTTCCATACGAAAGAAATCCATATAATTTCTTTGGTATAGGAGTAGCAGAGAATATGGATGATTCTCAACAAATTATGAATGGTCATGCAAGAATGGCTGTTGATAATTTAGCGATGGCTGGTTCACTTGTCTTTGACGTAGATGAATCAGCTTTAGTTGGTGGGCAGAGCATGGAAATATATCCGGGCAAAATATTCAGGCGACAAGCTGGAATGCCGGGACAAGCCATACACGGTTTAAAGTTTCCTAATACTGCTCCAGAGAATATGATGATGTTCGACAAGTTTAGACAACTTGCTGACGAACAGACCGGCATACCATCGTATTCACACGGTCAAACTGGTGTACAAAGTATGACAAGGACTGCCTCTGGTATGTCTATGTTACTAGGTGCTGCTAGTTTAAATATAAAAACTGTTGTCAAAAATCTTGATGACTTTTTATTAAAACCGTTAGGCGAAGCTTTTTTTCAATGGAACATGCAGTTCTTTGAAGGCTCGCTAGATGTGAAAGGTGATTTAGAAGTTAAAGCAACAGGTACTAATAGCTTGATGCAGAAAGAAGTACGAAGTCAAAGATTGACTATGTTCTTACAAACTGCACAAAGTCCAGCTATTGCACCGTTTGTTAAGATTTCTAAATTAATTAGTGAACTTGCCTACAGCTTAGACTTGGACCCTGATGAAATACTCAATGACCCAGAAGAAGCTGCTATAATGGCACAAATAATAGGAATGCAAAATGTTGGACAAAACGTTGGCTCGGAAGCTGAACTTGCTGGTGGGGAACAAGGACCTATGGGAAGCCTTGCTGGAACACCTGCAGAACCTCAAGACCTTGGACCTACAGGCACTGGTGGTGGCAACATCGGAACAGGAAATGTTCCGGTTGCAGGGGAAAGTGAATTCTCTGGTACGCCTAGAGCAGTTACCCCTGCAGGTTAAAGAAGCTTTAAATAGAAAAACAGAGGAGAATTAAATGTTAGATTTATTAGATACAATTTTAAAAATAGTAGGAGTAGTACCTTGGATAGTTTCAATCTGTTCAATGATAGCTGCATTAACACCTACACCACACGACGACAACTTAGTAAGCAAAGCATATAAAGTTATAGATTGGTTTGCACTTAATATAGGAAGAGCAAAGGAAAAATAATGGCAAGGTCATTTATGCAAGAAGGCGAAGGTGTAGATATGCAAATGTCTGAACTAATGCCCGTAGAAACAGAACAACAAGATATGGTTCCTGAGATGGAAACAGAACAACAAGATATGGTCCCTGATATGGAAATGGAAGAGGACTATTTAGATTTTATTTTAGATGAAGCATTAACTGATGAAGAAGAAGTAATGCTAGAAACAAAACTAGAACAAGACGAGGAACTAGCTATGCTTTTTGATAAAGTTATAGATGTTGCTCAAGAATTTGCCGGAGCAGGACTCGTAGAGGGTCCGGGTAATGGCGTATCCGACAGTATACCTGCAAGGTTATCTGACGGAGAATTTGTCTTTACTGCAAAAGCTGCAAAAGAAATCGGAACTGATACTTTGATGTCAGTAATGAAAGAAGCTGAAGCTAAAGCAGATGCAAGACAAGGAATGGCTGTTGGTGGTGTCGCAAAGGAAGAGGTTAAACCTTCTCCTGTTTTCGGGACTAAAGTAGATGAGTCTACTATACCTAGTGAAATTAATGAAGGTATGGTAGCTACTAATCCTTTAGACCCAAGACATAGATACTTCCAGTAGCTTAAAAGTAGCAAGGCTACCCTATTAGCGTAGGCACCTTGTTATTTATTTAAACCGAAAGGCGACCTTTTACAAGACAAGCCCTGCAAGTCGACATAGCAGCTACCTTGTTAAATGAAGCCCTGATTAGGAGGAAAGAATATGACTAAACAAAAGTCTAAAAAACAGGAAAAGCCAAATCCTTATAACGCTAAAAAAGATTGGCACGATATAGATGAAAAACCTTTTATTTCATCAGATAATGTTTATTTTGAAGAACCTTCAGAAAAAAATAAACTTTTTGATAGTAACGATATTACTGATATTGAAGCTAAAGGAAGTGTAAATATAGAAGAACTGGAAAGTAAAAAGGATACTCCTTATAAAAAACCAGACTACAAAAAACGTTATGATGACTTAAAAAAACATTATGATAGTAAACTTAATGAATTTAAGTTTAGAGAAAAAGAGCTAATAGAAGAAGCTACTAAAAATAGAACTGACTATAAAGCTCCTAAATCTGAAGAAGAACTTGAACAATTTAAACAAAATTATCCTGATGTTTATGAAGTTGTAGAAACTGTTGCTCACTTACAAAGCGAGTCCAAAGCAAAAGTTCTTGAAGAACGCCTTGGTAAACTCCAAAAAAGAGAACAAGAGTTAATACAAAAAGATGCAGAAAAAAGGTTAAATCAAAGACATCCTGATTTTTCAGAAATTAGAGATAGCGATGATTTTCATAGTTGGGCAAAAGAACAGCCTGAGTCTATTCAATCTTGGATTTACTCAAACAGTGACGATGCCGACTTAGCTTCTCGTGCTTTAGATTTATTTAAGCGAGATATGGGAATGGATGTTCCTAAAAAGACAAAGTCATCTTCTAGGACTAAATCTGCTGCTGATATGGTTTCAACTAAAACAACAAGTGTTGAACCAAAGCAGGATAAAGTTTGGTCCGAACAGGAGATTGCTGCTATGAGTATGGCAGAATTTGATAAGTACGAACAGGACATATCAGATGCTATGCAAGATGGCAGAATCGTTAGATAAACTATTAATAACTTAAAAGGAGAAGTATCATGGCTCAATATTTTGAACCAAGTACAGATACAAATGCCAACTTTGCTAACTCCGTAAGTGGACAAGCTAATAGTTTTTTCCTACCTTCCGTTTATTCTAAAAAGGTTTTAAACTTCTTTAGGAAAGCCTCGGTAGTAGAAGCTATTACTAACACCGACTATGCTGGTGAAATTTCTGCTTTCGGAGATTCAGTAAAGATTATTAAAGAACCAGTTATCTCTGTGTCTGATTACACAAGAGGTAGCGATACTACAGCAACAAAGCTAACAGACCAAGAACTTACTCTTGTAGTTGATAGTGCTAAAGCTTTCAAATTCATCGTAGATGATATTGAGACTAATATGTCACATGTTAACTGGAAAGAAGTAGCTTCAAGTTCTGCTGCGTATGCTCTTAAAGATTCATACGACGCAGCTGTTATAGCTTCTATGTTCTCTGGATTATCTTCTAGTTCACCTGACCATGTGTTAGGTGCTGATAATGCAACAGACTTAGGTGCTGGAGTATATGATGGTACTGGTAATATTGACTTAGGAGTTTCTGGTGAAACAGACCCTCTAGACCTATTGGCTAGAATGGCAAGACTTTTAGACGAACAAAACGTACCTGAAGAAGGTCGTTGGTTTGTTGCAAGTCCTGACTTCTATGAAGTACTAAGTCAATCATCTTCTAAATTGTTATCCGTTGACTACAACGCTGGTCAAGGCTCAATTAGAAATGGTTTAGTATCAAGTGGAAAATTACGTGGATTTGATATGTACAAATCTAATAACATTGCAAGCACATCTAATGCTGCTGGTAAATGTTTAGGTGGTCACATCTCAGCCGTTGCTACTGCAAACACAATCCTCTCAACTGAAGTTATCAGGGACCCAAGTTCCTTTGGTGACATAGTTAGAGGTCTTCATGTATATGGTGCGAAAGTACTAAGAAGTGAAGCGCTTGTAGGTGCATTCTACGGAATTGACTAAGACTAACTAGGGAGGCTCTTCGGAGCCTTCCATTTTTATAAGGAAAATTATGCCTTACGGAAAAGGAACATACGGTAGCCAAGTTGGGCGACCAAAGAAAAAAAACAACAAGAACAAAAAAAATAATAAGGCTATGCCAAAAGCTAGACCTTGTTAAAGGAATTTAAATGGCAACAACATATTTAGCTTTAAGCAATGAAATATTAAGAGAACTTAATGAGGTTGTTTTAACTTCAGCTTCATTTGCCTCTGCGACAGGCATTCAAGGTTTTGTAAAAGATGCATTAAATAAAGCTCTATTTGATGTCGCAAACGAAGAACCTCAACTACCTTTTTTTGCTGCTGCAGTTAGTGGAGGTACAGACCCCTTTTATGGGAACGTAACAGTAGCAACAGTAGCAGGAACAAGATGGTATACATTAAAATCTGGTAGTTCAAGTATAACTACAGACTATTCATCAGTAGATTGGGATGATTTTTATTTAACAACAATAAATGTAAGTGGAGAGTCTTCTCCTTATGTTTCTAAAGGTTTAAGATTTTTAACTTTAGCTGACTGGAAAAGATATAATAGAGACAGTGAAAATTCAGACGATGCTGAAGGTTCAGATGCTTCTCATGGAGAACCTGCTTATGTTATTAAAAGTCCAGACCATAGAAAGTTCGGCTTAAGTCCAATACCAGATAAAGTTTATAATGTGCATTTTTATGCTTTTACTAAACCAACAGCTTTATCAGCACACGATGATACTATTCCTATGCCAGAGCAATACAGCAATGTATTAACTGCTAGAGCTAGATATTATGTACATCAATTTAAAAACAATTTACAACAAGCTGCTTTTGCTTTAGATGAATATAAAAAAAATATAAGACACATGAAATCTAATTTAATAAATCCACAACCTAAAGACATGACAGACGACAGGAGATATTTCTAGTGTCAGTTGCTCAGCCTTTTGGTGTGCCAATGGAAGGCGGACTTAATAAGTCTACTAACTCATTAGCACTATTAAGAACTCCGGGTTTAGCAACAAAGCTAAGAAACTTTGAAGTATCTATAGAAGGCGGTTATAGAAGAATTAATGGTTATAGTCTTTTCGGTGGTGGTAGTGCTGCAAGACCAAATACTTCAAATGATATAGAAGGCTTGGCAGTATATGCAGATGGAGCAGTTGCAGTAGCTGGAGATGATATATATTTTAGTAAAGATGGTACAAGTTGGTTACAAATAAATAAAGCTAGTGTATCTGCAAGTGGAGATAATTATTCTACATTTACTGGTAGAAGTGAACTATCTTTAACAAGTTTAGACCAATGTGAGTTTGCTTTATATGAAGGTACTTCAGATTATGGTGAATTAATTATAACAGATAAGAGTGGTAACAATAAACCATTTTTATTTAAGATGACAGGAACAGGAGATGCCTTATCTTCTAGAACTTACTTTGTTAGTCAAATAACTATTAGTGGTTCAACAACAGCTAAGTTTTGTACTATACATGATAAACACTTAGTAGTAGCTGGAGACCCTAGTACACCTAACACTATTTATTATAGTGCAACAAATGACATAGATAGTTTTAGTGGTACCGGTTCAGGTAGTATAACTTTAGAAGATAAAGTTGTAGGCTTAAAAAGTTTCCGTAATGAGTTATTTATTTTTTGTCAAAACTCAATATTTAAACTACAAAATATAAACAATTCAAGTACTGTAGCTGTAGTTCCGGTTACAAAAAACGTAGGTTGTATAGATGGACAAACAATTCAAGAGATAGCTGGTGACTTAATATTCTTAGCACCAGATGGTTTTAGAACAGTAGCAGGTACAGCAAGAATTGGCGACGTTGAGTTAGGAACTATTAGCCAAGCAATACAGCCTATTATAAATGATATAGTAGCTGCAAAAAATACATTACAATTTAGTAGTGTAGTAATTAGAGACAAATCACAATATAGAATGTTTTATAGTACTTCTTCTGATACTTCAGCAACTTCAAAAGGTATCATAGGAGTATTAAGACCAAAAGGATTTGAATGGTCAGAAACATTAGGAATACAAGCACCCGCTATTACTTCAGGATTTGCAAGTAATGGCATAGAAAAGTTCTATCATGGAGATAGAGATGGTTATATTTATAATCACGATACTGGAAATGATTTTAACCCTGCAGGAACTTCAACAAACATTGAAGCAGAATATCAATCACCAGATTTTGATTATGGAGATTTAGGTACTTTAAAAACATTAGATTATGTAAAAATATCTTTTACTCCAGAAGGAGACTGTCAGCCTACTTTAAGATATAGGTTTGATTATGATAGTAATACAACACCACAACCAACAGATATAACTTTAGATTCTATACCACAGCCTGCGATATTTGGTTCAGCTGTTTTTAATTCTGCAACATTTGGAGCAGCACAACAGCCACTAGTAAGACAATCTTTAACAGGAAGTGGACATAGTAATTTTTTTAGAATTTTTAGTGCAGATAAAAATGCACCGTATGCAATTAATGGGCTATATATAAATTATAGACCGTCAGGGAGACAATAACAGGAGATAACACAAAATGGCAACATATACTAGACAGAGTTCATTTAGTGATGGAGATACCATTACAGCTGCACTTTTTAACAATGAATTTAATCAATTAGTAAATGCTTTTAACGTAAGTTCAGGGCATACACACGATGGTAGCACCACAGGTGATGGTGGACCACTTTCAACACTTTATAGTAATACTTTAAGTTTCGGTACAGGTGCAGATACCGACATAGCTATTACTTTTAACGCTAATTCAAACGATGGTGTTTTAACATGGATGGAAGACGAGGATTATTTTAAATTCTCAGATGATTTATTAATAGATAGCACAGAAAAAGTACAGTTTAGAGATACTGCTATTTATATTTATTCAAGTACTGATGGACAGTTAGATTTAGTTGCCGATACTGAAATCCAAATAGCAGCTACTACAATAGATATGAATGGTGCTGCAGATATTTCTGGTAATTTAGCAGTAGGTGGAAATCTTACAGTTACAGGTAATGCTACAATTTCAGGTAATTTAACATTTGGAGATGCAGCTTCTGATACAGTAGCCTTTAGTGCAGACGTAGCTTCTCATCTTTTACCAAGTGCTGATAATACTTATGACTTAGGTGCTTCAGGTTCTGAATGGAAAGATTTATATATTGATGGAGTTGCTTATGTAGATGCAATTAACTTTAACGGTACTGCAATTTCTGCAACAGCAGCAGAACTTAATATCTTAGATGGTGTTACTGCAACCGCAGCTGAATTAAATATCCTTGACGGAGTTACATCGACAGCAGCAGAATTAAATATCCTTGACGGAGTTACTTCAACAGCTGCTGAATTAAATATTCTTGATGGTGTAACAGCTAGTGCTACAGACATTAACCTTATAGATGGTATAACAAATGGAACAGTAATAGCAAGTAAGGCTATTATAACAGATGCAAACAAAGATATTACTGGTGGTAGAAATATTACTATTAGTGGAGAACTAGATGCAGCTTCATTAGATATTAGTGGTGACGCAGATATTGATGGTACTCTTGAAGCTGACGCAATTACTATTGGAGGTACTACACTTGCAGAAACAATTAGTGATACAGTTGGAGCTATGGTTAGCTCTAATACAGAGTCAGGAATAACTGTAGCCTACGATGATTCAGATAATACATTAGATTTTACAGTTGGTACATTAAACCAAGATACAACAGGAACTGCTGCTACAGTTACAACAGCAGCACAACCTAATATTACAAGCCTTGGAACTCTTACAACTCTTACAGTTGATAATGTAATAGTTAATGGCACAACAATAGGACATACAGACGATACAGATTTAATGACTCTTGCTGATGGAGTTTTGACAGTAGCAGGTGAAGTTTCAATGACTACACTAGATATTGGTGGAACAAATGTTACAAGTACAGCAGCTGAATTAAATATATTAGATGGTGTAACAAGTACTGCAGCAGAGTTAAACATATTAGATGGTGTAACAAGTACTGCGGCAGAATTAAATATTTTAGATGGTGTAACTTCTACAGCAGCTGAATTAAACATATTAGATGGTGTAACCTCTACAGCAGCCGAACTAAATATTTTAGACGGAGCAACAGTTGTTGTTGGTGAACTTAATTATCTTGATTTAGGTTCAACTGCCGTAGGTACAGCAATAGCTTCTAAAGGTGTTGTCTTAGATTCTAATAAAGATTACACAGGCTTAAGAAATTTAACAATTACAGGTGAACTAGACGCAGCCACTTTAGATATAAGTGGAGATGTAGATGTAGATGGTACTTTAGAAGCCGATGCAATTACAGTAAATGGAACTGCTTTAGCAAGTGTTATAGCAGGAACTACAGTAGCAAATGCAACACTAGCTGCTACAACTACAGTTGCAGACAGCACAGCAAACACAAATTTCCCTGTAGTCTTCCATGATGAATCAAATGGTTTATTAGATGACACAGGTGCTTTAAGATATAATCCAAGTACAGGAACATTATTAGTTCCTAATTTAAGTGTTTCAGGAACAACTACTCAAGTTGATACAGTTACTATGGAAGCTTCAAATGCTATTATATTTGAAGGAGCTACAGCAGATTCAAACGAAACTACACTTAG